TGAGTAGTTGTTGATATTGTCTTTCTATATTAATCATTTTTCAAAATCACTAAATTTTAATCCCCACATTAACGAAACCATTCCCATTTCTCTTTCGCATAAGGTTTTATTCCAACGAAATACTCGTTTCATATAATCCATACCCCACTTTTTCCATTCCTCATTTTGTTCCATGGTCATTGTCCATTGGGCATACCAATCATCTTTTCTATCCTTTACATCATCGTAGGTTACTTGGTACCCTGCGATTTCAAACATTTTGTTGATTACATCTACAACAAATTGTTCTTGTTTCTGTTTTGTAGTCAATCGTTTTGTCATAATTTTATAGTTTACCAAATTGTTGGTGATTTTGTTGAATATAATTGGAAATGGAGAATCCTAACCAAATCTCTTTTAGAATAACCTTAATCTTTTGAATCATCTTTTTCATCTTCGTCTTCATCGAATAAATCATATCCTTTGTAATCAGGATGATTTTTATGCATGTAATCTATACCTCTTACCCACAGAAAAGAAATAACGATGGGAGTTATAAGTAAAAAGAAAATCGCTACTAATATTTCAACTGATATAGTCATAAACATCTTCGTTTGTTTTATCCATCAAATCATTATACTGTTTTACAAGTCGGTTTACATCTCCCCAAATAATATTGGCATTTGGGTCAAGTTCCTTGATTTGTTCCGCCAATTCCTTTTGTCTTCCTTGAGAAAAATATTCTCCTTCTATTGCGTTTGCCAGATTATGAAGATGTTCAGGAGCACTTATTGAAATTCTCAAATCATAATCCGCCCACTTTGTTTTATAATCATTCATCATGATACCTTTGGTCAGTTTCACTTTCAAATTATGTAAAGTTAGGTTACGAACTCTGATAATAGAATTATCTGACCCAAACAAGTGCAAGAAACGAAGAAACCATCTTGGGCAACCTTTAGGTTTCGCTTCGTAATCCATTGCTAGTACCAAAGGGTACATTGCTTTGAATACAGTTCCGAGTTCTATGTAAGGTACAGAACCCAAATATTTATACTTCTCGTAAAAATTTTCTGGAAAAAATACTGCACGAATATCGTCCAAAGTAATATCTCTGGTATAAATCATTCCTTTTTTTCTACCTCTCCAAAATAGAAGGCTTTGTAGAAAATTCAAAGCTTTCTCATCAAAAGGTCTATTGTCCTTGAATGGACCGAATTTACTAGTTGTTTTCATTTTGTTTAGATAGTTTATTTTCTAATTTACTTATTTTTTTCCCAAAAAGTTTGAATATTTTATATCTGATGTTTTCTACGTGTCTCATCGCAATCCACTTTCCAATAACACTACCACCAACGTAAAATGGAATAACCCACCAATCACCTTCAAACAGAAGGTCCAATGACCAATAAACTGTTGCTAAGGAGACTAAGTTAATGTAAACAGAATTATATAACAATAGAGTCAACCTGTTCTCGTACGTGTATTTTATCTCCAACACCTTAAAGATATTGAACATAATTTGAAACACCAAAACCAAAAGATAATATTTCATAATTTATTTTGGTTCTCCCATTCTTCGATGATGTAGTTTATGTTGTCGGATAGATAATCTTGTTTTGATAACCATTCAATGAATTCTTTAGTCCCCAAATCATAAGATTGTTCCATACATTTTTCAACTGAATTTCTATCAAAAAATCCAGTATGCACAATGTGATTATTTAATATTTTTTCTAAACTCGGTTTCATGATTCGATTTCTTTTTGCCAAAATGGTCTACTGTACTCCGGTTTTATTAATTTCCAAATAAATGGAGAAACGTCTTTCCCGTTCAACATACTGAATAATATTGATGGATGGTCATATCCTTTCGCATTCTCAGCAAAATCCTTTTGTTCTAAATTATTTGATTTCAGTTCATTGAAGATTTCAGTGTAATCTTTGAGTATATTTTCATATCTGGCAACCAAATCTTTAACCGTAGTTTTCACCCAAGAATCAAATTCATCAGGGACTCTGTCCAACAATACATTCAAGTCCTTATTGTCTTTCAAATATTCCCAAATGTCCACATTTGAAAACTCGGTCAATAATCTGTGAAGATAAACGTAATCTTCACCCTTTATCTTCATTCTAAGACCACTTCTGAATTTAACAACATAACCCTCCCTTTCTTTGGAGATAGAGGATTTGAGGTTCTTATAATCTTGAATTCCGTCGTATTTTTTGATTACAGGTAATCCCGTTTCTTTATTTATCAATAATAATGAATCATGTTCGAGTTCTTTGCCATTAGCATTACTAATCATCGACAAAACAACCAAAGATTCATCACTACCGTAATCACATACAATTCTATTCTGAGGGTAGATTATTTCGACTAAAGTAGTATATCCTTTCGGGATAGGCTCCACATTATACTTCTCATCTAATATTTGTCTTGCTCTTATTGATTGTGAAGAAGTAAATGACCCTTTACTAGCGATAATCCATTTACCTTGATACCAAAACAAAATACCTAAAGATCCATCAAGTTTTTCATATACTTCGAAATCTTCGTTGGGAATTTCTTGAGGGGAATGTTCTTCCAAATTGAAAAACTTATCAAATGATTTTGCTATCACATTACCTTGATTGTCCAAAATTAATCCTCTACAACTTTTGGTGATATTATCCCACAATTTTTCGTATTGGGTTTTTCTGGTGTAGTTGTATATAGATAAAGAAAGGGTTGGATGGTCATTTTTGACCACCAAACCCTTTTCAATGTAATCATTCAATATGTTTAAGTCGAAGTTCATTTTTTTTCAGTACCCCTAAAGATACGAAAAAAAAGTAGATAAAACACAAGTGAAATTAAAATTCCTCCCAAAATTGTCGAGATTGTCGAAACAAAAAAATTTGTAGATTCCGTCAATGGTATAAGAGAAAAAACTAAAAAGATTCCCAACAAAAGTGGTGGCAAAAATCTTTTGATTAAAATTACAATTTTTTTCGTCATAATTTAATTTTGGATTAGCATGTTTGTATTAGAGACTGGAAATCTACCTACAGGTACTCTTATCTCTCCTTCTTCACTTGCTTGTTTAACCATGACTTCGTAGTATGTGTCCAAAACTTTTACGGTTGGAACGTCTTGGAAAGTATAAAGAATTTTTGAATGATGTTCTCCTTCGTAAACTACGACGGATTTTGTTTTTGTGTTGAAAATTAGTGTTTGTAGTGCCATATTTTTTTATTTTAGTAATATTGTTTTTGTATAACTATTCCGTAAGCAAAATTATAAAAAGAAACATTAAGACCAAAGGCCGGAGTGTTTACTCCTGATTCCAAGAAGTAATATTGATCATACCAAATAGATATACAGGGAATTAACCAATATTTTCCTATAACTTTTCTAAGTTTACTGTGATTTACTTTCCATTTCATATTGTTCTTTTTTATAAAGATAAGAAAAAATTACTCAGAAACCAAAAATACTGGATTTTGTTCACCAGCATAAAGCCCGATGATGTTATAATCAAAAAATTCCATCGCTTCAGTCATAGTCATTAAATCTCTTTCACATAAAATGTTAAGGATTTTGTTTTTGGAATAAAGGATGCGAGGTCCGTTTCCGAACTCCTCAACAATCCCAATGATTGCCTCGTCAAGTCCATCAAGGATGATGGCACCTTCAGCGTATTCGTGGATGTCGTAGTCGTTGATTGTCATAGTAGTTAAATAACAAGTGAGCCCGTAAACTGAGGCGATAAATAAATTACCAAGATACTATCGGATGAAAATACGGAACTCACTTGTATATTACAATAATAGATTTTCCACTTAAAATTGTCAAATGAAAAAAATGAAAAAATAAAAGTATTTATAAATAAAACTATTAGTTATGAGAGGATACTTTGGATTAGGACAGTTGTCTGCTGCTGAGAAGTCAGATATTTTAGACCAACACAAAAGTTTGTATAATGGATACCAAACCATGCAACCACAGGTCTCAAACACTCAACCATTATATACTTACGATTTCGCTGGTGATAAAGACGGATTGGTGGTAAACAACAAAGGTGAAGTAAAGAAATATACAAATATGGGAATTAACGAACAAGTTAACCAATCTACAGGTCCGTATGATGAATGTTTCATTTCACAAGGAATACCTAAAGAAAAGATTCCTCAATTTTGTAAATCATGGGAAACTATGGGAAAGTGTGCAAGTGAAATGATGAAAGGGGAATTTTATAAGACTACCGAATTTATGGATAAAGTTGATGCCGCACTTGATTGTATGTTTAAGAAAATCAGAGAGGAGAAAGACTATGGAATTAACGAACAAGTTGAATCCAAAGAAATGTGTGAGCAATGTGGAGGTCGAATGACCGAAGGCATTTGTGAACAATGTGGTGGAGGAGAAATGGAAGAAGCCACTGGTAAATTGGACGACATCTATGATGAGGAGGATTTGAATCCAAGCGCAGGTTTTGACTACATCGAAGGACCATCCAATAGTATTGATACCTTTGAAAAAATGCACCACATGAAAAAAATAAAATCAGAAGGTAAATACGAAGACGATGATAATGAAGATGACGCAGTTGTAGGATCAGAAGACATGCAAATCGATTCAAGTGAAATGTATGAAGATGAGACAGATGACAAACCTTATGAAAAAGGTAAAAGAGGTATGAAAGCATCCCGAGCAAGAGCTTCGTTCACTCCAACACCACAAGAAAATGAAATTCTAAATAATTTATTCGGACAATATGGAGAAGATATTCCACCAATTGTAATCAGATACTTAAGAAAATTACCAAGAAAAACATTATTAAACCGTTTAGTTAAAGTAGGTCTTATTGATAAAGATTTATTACAGGGGAAAGAAACTATCGACGAACAAGGATATACAGGTGGTGGAAACGCTCCCGACATGGATATAAGTAACATCGAACCAGCTTACAACTTTAGAAGTAACGGTCCTGATGAAGTTTATCCAACTGAAGGAGAAATGGAAGAACAAACTCCTGAGGATAATACGAGGTATAGAAGAAGAGGAATTACTTATGACAACCTATTAAGTTTTATTGATTATGAAAAAACTCAATGGGATGCGTGTCATGATTTTAGTGATGAATTCGAATACGCTGACAACATTATTTCTTCGGCAATTGATAATTTCTTCGCTGAAACAGGACAAGATTATGAAAATGATGATCTTTTTGATGAATTACATGATATTTGTAAAGATTGGTTTGGAGAGGAGTTACTTTCAAGTTATTACGAAGAGTGCGGAGGTCAAGAAGAGGAAGAAGAAGAGGACTTCATGTTTATGGAATCAGCATTCGCAGATGAAATAGACGAAGTCGATGTATCAGGTTCTCAAGGTATTTACGGTGAAATGGAACCACCTTATGTTTTTGATCCCGAAGGACCTGGAAAAGCAGGACCATACCAAAGATCAAGTTATTACGAGGAAGAAGATGAGGATGAAGAATCCGAAGAAGATTTTGAACTTGATGAAGATTTGAAAGAATCTTTTATGGAACAAAAAAATAAAGTCATGAAAATGATGAATCGAATGAAAATAATAAAATAAAAAAAACCCCTCCGAAACGAGGGGTTTTTTTATTAAATTATATGAAAAATATGACTTTTCATATATTTTTTAATATTTGTTTATAAATTGATATTGTTATGGAAATCAAGGAAATCGTATCTTATTATTTTAATAATGAGACCAATTTAGTAGATGTATCATTTAGAACCATCGAAGATGATGAAGATGTTGTAAGAATCGATACAATAGATTATAGTGTAATAGAAAGTTATGGGTTTGACTTAATCACAGAATCTTTCGATTTTTTTGATGATGACATTGAGGATGATTTATTTGAAGAAACAATAATTGAATTAGATGAAGATATACTAATAACTTTTCTAAACGAATATTATATCATTAATCCATCGTCAATACCTAACCCTGAATTTTATTAAGGACCGACTCGAGTTAATGACATGGTCATAACTTGTTTCTCACCTAATTTACCAGCAAACCAAGCTCCCGACGATTTCAATTGGATAGTTTCCAATCCGTCATCTTCAATGATAAATTTCATTGGGACATAACTACCGTTTTTGGTGGTGTAATGATATTGAATGTATCCCGAATGAAATGGAGTTGTTCCTGTTATTGTATAAAAAATATAATTGGGATTTGTACCATAAAACCAAATGTCTTCACCTGAAGGAGTAACCCCTTGAAATTTCATTCTTACAGTTGAATAGTCAAAATGAATGTAAAAATTATTTATTTTAATTTCGTTAAACGGGTCAGGTAATTTGGAATTTTTGTACGTTGACCCTAACAAATACGACTCATCTCTAGTCTGATTTTGGTCAACATTCGTTATCTCCAACTTGGATACAACATACTTCCCACTCAACGTGACATCTTTGATTTCGGTCACGTAAAGTTGGCATGAAGTAAAAAATAGAAGAGTTATTAGTATAATCTTTTTCATCCGCCAAATATAAAAAAAATTTTTTGATAACACAAAATATTTATTGATATGATATTAGACATCGACTTCCTTATTGATTTTTTTAATAAAAATTCCTTTACAGGAACCAAAGATGAAATGGGGGAACAAGAAGCCGCAGCAGCACCTACAGGAGGCGGAGGAGGTAAAGTTCCAAAATGGGCTGATTCATATCCAATAACAAGAGGTAAAGCAAATCGATTGGGAGCTTCGGGAGAAAAGTGGAATACCGACCTTAAAAGAGGATCCGCCAATCAGATTTGGTAATTAACGTATATTTATAAAATAAAATATTAAAACTATGGTACAACCAAAGTATAGCCCAGAGGAAGCACTAGAACGAGTGAAACTGATGATGAAGTATGATACTTCAAAAACTTTGAATGAGAACAGAGAAATAATTTTTGAACAAAGTTATATTGATCCGTCCGCTGTTGGGGCGGGAGCCGTAACCGCTGCTGCTGGAGCATATGCTGGCGCCGCTATCGGAACTGGCATATTTCCAATAGCCGGAACTGCCATAGGTGCCTTAGTTGGACTTGGTTTGGGGGCCTTAGGAAATTGGGCAACTAGTGCTGATAAAGGTGAAGATGGGTTCAGAAAAGTGATGGAGGCATGTAATGCCTCGGGTGCCTCTAAATTAGTTCCTAAATTATCTAAAACTGAGGTTAGAAATATTGCGTACAAAATTGAAGACGCTAAAGGCGCTTGGAACGATGATGAAGATGCGATCGTAAGTGCTTTGATGGAAATACCAACAATTGCCGATTTATGTGCTGTTGATAAGAAAATCGCTGGCGGTCTTGCGGAGTTTTTGGATAATTTGACAGATGATCCTGAGGAGTGGAAGATGTTTACTCGGCCTTTGGAAGGAATAATTGAAGATTCTGAGATTGTCTTAACACCTGAAGATCAAGAACAAGCCGATGGTGTATCAAATAGTGGAGGTTCTACTACAAGTGGATATAAATCTTGTTCAGGTACATATAGTTACGGATGTAAATCAGATGCAATTAAAACTGTACAGGGATGTTTGAGTTTAGTTACGGACGGTAAGTTTGGCCCAAAAACACAGGCAGCTCTCAAAGCTAAGGGTTTCGATTCATTCACAGATGCTGACGTAAATAAAATTTGCAGTAAAACTACAGAAGAAGAACCTGAAGTTTCAGGAGAGTCGCCTTCGGACGCTGACCAAAACAATCTTGAATTCTAAATTCATACATATATGAAAAATTCTAATTATAAAATAAAAAAATCTTTGATTTCAGAACAAACAACCCCCAACGTAAGACAACAATTGGAGAAATTTTTGTCAGACGGTTGTGTAAAAGTTGGTAAAATTGTTTCTATGCAATCAAAAAATCCGTTATTACAATTTGCAATCAAACAAGAAAGTACAAAAACACCTGGTAAATTTAGATATTTATTCGCAGATAATAGGATTGGATCTTTTAATGAAAACGGGAAATTCGAGTTTAATCCTTCTAAATTTTCTTGCCAAGGAGTACTACAATCTGCGGCTGCGGCAGTGACAGCATCACAACAAGCAGAAATAGATTCTAAAATTGCAACTGAAATGAAAAAAGGTTGGAAAAAATTAGAAACTTTGAAGTCGGAAGGTGTTGATTTGACAACTTTAGATAAAGTTTTCGACAAAATAGTAATAGGTAATGTGGCTCTTTTCAGACCAAAAGGGTCTTCAACAACTTTTACTCCAGGAACTTCAACTGTTGATTTTAATAATGACCAACAATCTTTTGTCGATACATTTATCGCTAAAGGATATAAATTAAATCCAACAAGGTTAGAACAAAATTCTTTAGTTAAAGTTACTGGTGAACAACTAGGAGCACCGGCAGACCTTTTCCCTAATGGATTAGTTATGTGGTATGATCCAAATCAACAATCTACAATCAGAGGTGGAGAAAATAGTATTTTAAGTGATATCTTGGATAATCAATCTATCAATAGAACCACTTGTAGAAAAAATGTTAAGGATTTCTTCGAATTGTATCGAAGAAGAAATAGTGCTCAAGTCGATCCAGCAACAGTTGACAGAGCAAAAAGAATTGTACAAGCGTGTAGAGATGAGCATTATGGTAAATGGGGTGTTACAGGTGGCAAAAACGTTGATGACATGTTAGATGTTTTATCAGGACGTAAAGAAGGTGGACCATTATCAACAGGACCAACCGCAATTTTCAGAATTAAGTAATTATAGATATGTTACAGAAAAAAATTAAAAAAAGTCTGATCGAGACCAAAAACAAAAAAGAATCTATTTTGATTGAACAAAAATTAATCAAAAGCAGAATCATGATGATTGTTGAAAATGAAGATAATATCAAAAATTTCAAATCATTACCCAAGTCAAAACAAGAAAAAATTGCCTACAAACTTTTTGAAGAAATAAATTATCTTCAAGAAACCAATATATTAAACGAGCAATTAATGGACTTCTTGAGTAAAATTTTTGGAAATGCTTTCGGTGGTATCGCTCAAACAATAGTTGAACCTATGGTTAACTCTCTTTTGAGTGGAATAGGTCTTGAAGGATATTTCAAAGATTTTCTAGTTTCATTTATTACTTCCAACCCTGCGAGACTGGCAAAGGCTCTCAAAAGTTGTGACGAACTAACAAAGTTAGTCGCAGAATCTTTGTCAGAAGCGGTGTTTATGATGATTCAAAGACAACAAGGATTGGAAGGTCAAGGATATACATTCTTGAGGAATGCTTTAGGTGGAGCAGTAAAAGATACTGCGTTTATCAAAAGCATAGAAACCCAAATAAGTGGTATTGTTTGTCAGTTGTTCGGTAAAATGAACGACAAAGCATCAGGTGTATATGACAAACTTAAAACCGATGTTGGGACACAGGGTCTTGGAGGTATATTACCTTCATTATCTTCATTAACGGGCCAAAGTAAGTAAAATTATTTTGTGATAAACTGACGAGCAAAAAGTAAAGGGGGTGTTCTAAAGTCTAAGAAAAAGAAGGGTTATTTACCCTTCTTTTTTGATTTTACGACCTCGTCAATGATACCGTATTCGAGAGCTTGGTTACTATCCAACCACAAATCTCTACTAGCATCAATTTTAACTTGTTCAGGGTCTTTCCCACAGAACTCACCAAGTAAACCAAATAGAATATCATTCAATTTAGCCCACTCTCTCATTGTGATTTCCGCATCTTGGATGTTACCCACAGCACCACCCGAAGATTGGTGTAGCATTGTTCTAGAGTACTTCAAAGAACTTCTTTTTCCTTTGGTACCTGCTCCCAACAATACAGACCCCATAGATGCCGCCATTCCTGTGTTCACAGTTCTAATGTCACAAGCAATGTAGTTCATTACATCAACCATAGATAGTCCTGATTTCACACTTCCACCTGGACTGTCAATGTGCATCGTGATATCGGTTTTATCAACATTGTCCATGAACATCAATTGTGCCTGTACAATAGTTGACATTCTATCATCGACAGGGCCAGCAACCCAAATGATTCTGTCTCTCATCAATCTTGAGAAGATGTCAATCTGAGTAGCTCTCATCTCTCTTTCTTCAAGAATGTAAGGAGTCATAGACGACTGAATTTGATTTGAGAAGTTGTGAAGATCCAATGATCCTTTACCCAAATGGTTTACGTAATAATTTTGAAATTCTTGTCCGATGTTCATATCTGTTTTATTTTTTACAAAGTTAATACATTTTTTAGTTTATCCAAAAGATTTTTGAAATTCTGTCCAAACGTTTAATAAGACCACGTCATCGTACATTATAGGTGGTTCATATGCTGACCTACTCATTGACATTTTAGCCTCCTCAGGGGTCTTATTATCCTTCTGTCGATTACATTTGGAACAACAAGTTACCAAGTTTGTCCATTCGTTTGTTCCTCCTCTAGATTTTGGTAATACGTGGTCTAAGGTTAAATGTTTTTTTGACCCACAATAAACACATTCATATCCATCTCTTTTGTAGATTCTGCTACGGTTTGGTTTATTCAATCTTGTCCTATGTTTGATATATTTCAAAAGACGTATGATAACTGGTCGTACGTATTTGTTATACCCAGTAATGATTGGATTTTCCCCAGATCTTACAATTTCTGCCTTACCTTTGGTGACCAACACAAATCCTCTATGAACACTTGTCACGTTCAAGGGTGTGTAGTCAGAATTCAAAACTAATACTCTACTCATTTATCAAATGTTTCAACAAAAGTAATTTATTTTTTTTAGAAACGAAAGTTGTTGTGAATGAAAAATTTTATTACCTTTGTCATGTTGATTTGATGGAAGTACATCGTTGATTTTTACGATAAAGAATATTATCATTGAAAACGAAGATAATATGGACCCGTAGCTCAGAGGAAGAGCAGCGCTCTCATAAAGCGAAGGTCGGGATATCATGATTCCCCGGGTCCACAAACAATTAAACTAAAACAAACTACAATGAAAATCAAAAAATTAATCCTATCAGTTGTAACCCTATCCGTATTTTTAATTTCTTGTTCTAAAGAAGAAATTAATGGTAGTGAAATCACTCCTATCAATAATATGGAACATGCGACCATGTCAACATCAAGTATTGGTGGAGAACAAACACCTTTGAGAGCATATATTTTTGTGGAACCAATGTCGAAACATGTGATGATTAAAAACCATTTGAATAAGTTACCATTTATTGGAAGACTCCCATTTGTTGGATTTCATGGTGTTAATGCAGGTGCATGGAAAGATAACTTACCAAATTATATTAATATGACTCATTGGATTGATGGTAGATTACCACAAATTATGCAAGTTGACATTCCCCAAACAAGTGGAGGAATCGATACATTTGGTAATCCTGTTCAAGCTTTCAATTTCAAAACTGTTAAAATAACAAAAAATACAGTAAATGATAAATTTTCTTGGATTATAGTTCTTATACCAATTAATGCGATGAGTAACGATACAAAAAGACAAAGAAGGATACGTATTGATGAAAAGGCGGGTAATATAACAAAATCTTCAACAATTTTTACAACTGATAATGTTATGTCAGAAACTGTGATTAACTATAATGGTAATCGTATTCCGGCAGGTCAATATAGGGTTTATTCAACTTATCCATCAAGTGGTATGAGACTGAATTTGAACTCAACAAATGATGTTTATATTAGAGGTTTTAGTAACCAATAATTAATACGCTCCTAAAGCATTGCTGGCGATGCACATGACTTGTAATCATGATAACTTGGTTCGATTCCGAGTGGGAGCTCCAACAGTACTTACTACGCTACCCATAAGAACAGCGTCCCAGGGTAAGTCGTGTACCTCGATGTTAACCGTAAGAACAACACAGAGGTTGTATCGTGATATAAGTGAATAGCCCAAGGTATAAGCTAAAATCACACCCCTAACCTCTATTCAAATGACGATTTGATTATGTTAGGTTTTTTTGGAGAGATGGCAGAGTTGGCCGATTGCACCTGACTTGAAATCAGGAGTACCTGTGAGGGTACCGTGGGTTCGAATCCTACTCTCTCCTCATCATAATTGTGACGATTCGAAAGAATGACGGAACGGACGCTAAGAATGAAATGGAAACTGAAGGATTATCCTTGGAAACAAACCGTACAGACGTTACAATCTTTTTCACAAATTAAATCATAATGGCACATCCAAACTTACATGCAAAATCATCCGCCAAAAAGTTTGGTGGAAAACCTGAGGACTACATTCATTTACATGAATGGTTAGACGAAACCAAGTCATGGTTTGGTGATTCCTTACATAGAATGTTTCGGCACCATAGTGAGGGGATATTCGAAATGGAAAAAAGGTTTGGTACCGAATTCAAAAACTCAGATGGAAAAACGGTTTATACTCGTTATGTTGGAGAACAACATATCAAGGAAGATTGTAATAACTACATTCCATCAGCCAAAGAATGGGTTAACAACATGATGTCCAATCAAAGACCACAGTGGATGTTGAAGACCATTAAATTAGAATTCGAAGACTGATATTTATTTGTATGTCACAAAATATATTAACACCAGAAGAAAAAAAATATTTAGGAAAAATATCAAGGTTTCTTAGATCGATGGGAATGAGATATGGAGAAATTCAATTTGAAATGGAACCGGACCAAGAGGGAATTGCGTACAGTCCAAACGATTTTCCAACTCATTTTGAAAATAATTATACCGCAGAAATACCGGACGGCCTTGTACCAATATTGAAAAAAATTATTGACTATGTTGATGATGATGGGTTATATAGCGAGGTACCTTATGATGGTTACCTCATTTATCAAAGATTTGACATTACAATTAATGCTATGTCAGGAGAAATATCTTTAACACACTCCTATAGTTATCAAATTGAGGGAGGTTCACAAGGTATCGAATACGATGATATGATTGAAGAGTGGGAAGAAAAAGGAGTTTTCAATGATACCGAAATTCCTGAAGACAATTATTTGGTCTTGAAGTATAATGGAGGTGGAGATAGTGGATACATCGAATCGAATTTTGAGAATGGAGAACCTGTACCAACCGAAGTAGAAGAATGGTGTTATCAACAATTGGAAGATAACTTCGCAGGCTGGGAGATAAATGAAGGATCTCAAGGTGAATTCCAATTTGATTTTAATGAAAAAACAGTTATATTATCACACGCATACAACATTGAAGAATCTAGATCCAACACACTGTGGGAAGAAGAATTTTAGAATGATTTATTAAATTTATGGTGGAAACAACAATTATCAACGAAGATTTTAGAAACTGCGACATACCAACAGGATTAACAATAACCGACCCACCTTATAATCAAGAATATTCATACAACGAATACAAAGACAAGTTAACTGAACAGGATTATATTGAGTTATTATCCAAAATCCCAACTCCTTGTGTCATTATTCATTACCCAGAAGAAACAATCAACTTGTTACCAAAGGCAATAAATGATAAATGTGAACAGGTTGTTTGTTGGGTGTATAACTCCAACACAGGGAAACAAAGTCGATTGATATCATGGTGGGGTTGTAAGCCGGACTTCAGGAAAGTCAGACAGGAATATAAAAATCTCAAAGACAAACGTATTCAAAAAAGAATTGCTGAAGGAAAGACTGGTGCCAAACTTTATGATTGGTGGGAAATTAATCAGGTAAAGAATGTCAGCAAAGAAAAAACCGAACACCCTTGTCAAATTCCTGAGGAAGTAATCCGAAGAATTATTTTGACAACCGCACAACCAAATCAAACAATTATTGATGTGTTCGGTGGAAGTGGGACGACAAGTAAGGTAGCTCAAGAGTTGGGATTCAACTCAATTAGTTATGAAATCGATGAGAAGTATTGTGAAATTATGAAACATCGGGTTGAAAGTATCTGAAACTTTCATTATATTTGTAGAATAATGTCCGGGTGATGAAATCGGTAGACATGCAAGACTTTAGAGGTAGACATGAATACTTTTATTAAAGTATTAAAGTTTACAAAATTGAGTGCCTGAGGGGAAACCTTCAGAGTAGAATTCCTCAAATTCGGTGAACCTTTTGAAATGGGAATACCGAGCGAAGCCCGAGAGGGAACGTGTAGAGACTAGACGGGGAACACCTAAATCGAGAGATATGGTGAAGGTATAGTCCAGACCACAAACCGTGAGGGTAGTGAAAACTATAGTGGTAAGAAAATCTTGTGGCTTAGGCCGTGCGGGTTCAAGTCCCGCCCCGGATACCAAACACTATCGTTCTTTGGAATAAAGGAGAAAATTATATGGATTTAGTATCATTTATTTTAGGAATGTCTATAGTTGTGGTCATTGCTGTGGCAGTGGTTGCGGTTATTGCTTTTGTTAGAGTGAATAAACAGAAGGAAGAAATTAAACAAATAAATCAGTTTCTCGCAAGAGAAATTGAAAATCAAATGAGAGATCGTGATAGAATTATTGACGATATTTATCGAACAATCGATTCACGACTTGATAAACTTGAAAGTAGATTGAACGCCGCAAGGCATAAAGATTAAATAAAAACTTTCAAAGACGATAGTGTTATTCACATATTATGTTCGGATTATTCAAGAAAAAAACAGAAAAAGAAAAATTACAGGAAACTTATGAGAAAATGATGGCAGATGCTTATAAATTATCTCATACAAACAGAACCGCATCTGACAAACTTCTGGCTGAAGCCGAAGAACTTGCGAAAAAAATATACGGTCAGTAATATTTGTCCCCGTAGCTCAGCTGGATAGTAGCGATTGCCTTCTAAGCAATAGGTCACACGTTCGAATCGTGTCGGGGATACAAAATATTTCAGTATATTTGTATTGTGATTGAGGAGCACGATTTAGATACACAAGCTCAATTACAAACTGGGTGACACGGGAACGATTCAGATACTAGTGTTACCCTTTTTTTATTAGATATCAGAATAAATAATTTTACAAAATAAAAATATTTCATACATTAGAAGTACTTATCAATACAATGAGAACTACAAGTCAACATATTAACAGTAATAGTCAACAAGAGAATTGTTGTTATGAAAGTATTTGCCCTGTAGTTCGGATGTCATAGAAAGTAATTTTTTAATTTAAGTTAAATTAAATTTTTAGACCCCGAACTCTTAAAAAAAGTTTGGGGTTTTTTTATGACATGTTTTTGTTCTTTGAAATATTGTAGTATCTTTGTAAGACAAACATGCTCCGGTCGTCTAATTGGTTAGGACATCCCCCTTTCACGGGGAAGCTTACGGGTTCGAGTCCCGTCCGGAGTACTGACACGAGAGGCAACCGAAGGCATACTAGACACTGTTTAGGCAATGGGAACGATCACACAGAATACCTCTCTCTCGTAGGTAAGTTTCAAGTTCTGTTGACTGTGGGGAAAGTCCCACTCTATAGTCAGGTGGTGTAATGGTAGCACTCGGTGAAGTAGACGCAGTAATGTAGTCCCAATCCGTAGTACAGGTTCGAATCCTGTTCTTACTACAAATAAAAAATATATGAAATGGATTATTAGACAATTTGGAAACGTATGGTGTTTATTTGTACATGGCTTTGTTTTAGATAAACACAAAATGCATAAAGCATATGGACCACAAGAATGTCAAAAATGTGGTAGGTGGTGGGATTTATAATAGTCAGGTGAAAAAATTAAAAGTTGTGGAAAAAGAAATAAGTAAAGAAACTGATGAGTTTATTGATAAATTAGACCATCTGTGTTGGGAACATGGCTTTGAAATTTGGCCAACTGACACTATTAACAAAAGAAATGAAGACGGCTCATATCCCACCTTTACTATTCATAATATAGGTAGTGGTGAAACAGTAAGATTGATATATGTCGATGGTGACGGAAGAGGTAAATAATTAGGCTAGTCAGGTGGCGGAATTGGTAGACGCTAGGGAGTTGGTACAAAAACTCTATCAGATGCATTGATAATGTACCTCATACATCATACAGGTTCGAATCCGGTTCTAACTACGCAAAAAACAAATAAGATGGAGTTTCTTTACCCTTTCGAGGATGAGTTTTAGAAATCTAAATTATTATATGGTGGCCGTAGCCTAGTGGGAGGGCGGAAGTTTGTGGCACTTCAGGTAAGAGTTCGATTCTCTTCGGTCACACAACAGTCAGGTGGTGTAAATGGCAGCACACAGTAGTTAACTGAGGAGCGGGTTAGAAACCCGTCCTGACACCTTATCAATGGTCAGATACCCAAGTGGCTTAAGGGGCTTGTCTGCAAAACAAGTATCCATCGGTTCGAATCCGATTCTGACCTCATTTAATTAATTAAAATATGAAAATTGTAATTGTAAGCGGTTATTTTAATCCTGTTCATAAGGGACATATTGAATATTTCAATAAGTCCAAAGAACATGGTGATAAACTCTATGTTATCGTCAATAACGACAAACAGAGAGAGTTGAAAGGTAGTAAAGAATTCCAAGATGAAGATGAAAGAATGTTCATCATCCAAAACCTTAAAATGGTTGATAGAGTATTTCTTTCAGTTGACACAGATCGAACTGTGTGTAAGACAATCGAATTGATCCATTCTTTTGGGGATAGGGACGACGAATTCTTATTTGCCAATGGTGGGGACCAAAACAATAATAGCATCCCTGAGACACCTATTTGTGATTGGTTGGGGGTTAAATTGATTGATGGACTTGGAGATAAAATCCAATCTTCATCTTGGTTGTTGAAGAAGTAAACATCTATGGTGAAATGGCATCATACCGGATTCCAAACCCGTTGTTCCAAGTTCGAGTCTTGGTGGGTGTGCAAAATGTAAACTTCAGTACCCACACAGCAGTGGAGATGGGCTAAGTTAGATACGATTCCTCGTAGCTGGGAGTAGAATGCTGAAGAACATTTATAGGTTGATTGGGGAAGGAATGTATGTTAACCTGATGATGGAGGTGGTACATTTGGAGTTTGGAATCATCGTAGTAATGCCAATCGTAAAAGGAGATGTCCACTGAACCATCTTCTCCTTTTCCTAATCTTTCAAAAAAAAATAAATAATTTTTTATTTTGATAGAAAAGTTTTATCTTTGTCTAAAATAATAAATTATGACCATTTCTGAGACACAAAAAAATAAATTTTATGAGTTAGGGAATACATTACCAAAATGTGTAAATCCTGGATGTGAAAATGATGTTGCAGTCAGAAACTGGGGAAATTGGTCATTCAAATCAGAATGTTCTCGGTGTCAATCAGACAGAAAAAAGGGATTAATAAGGGAGGGTATCACAATTCATAAAAAAGAATATTGTGAAAATATTGACGGTCATTTAGGATTCAAATGCCCTGTTCCCACAAAAGAAAGTTGGAAAGGGTTTGAAATAGGATGTTTAGATTTGGACCACATAAATGGAGACCATAATAATAATTCAATTGAAAATGTTAAAACATATTGTAAATTGTGCCATAATAAAAAGAGCGTCGAAAGCGGCGATTGTTCTAATAAAAAAAAATCCGCAAGAATTTTTAATCACTAATGGAACAAAAAATTATTCATGAAGATTGTATTCAGGGGCTTAAAAAAATAAAAAATGAGATTATAAATCTAACATGGACATCACCACCATATTATAACGCTAAATCATATAGTGAATGGCCAACATATCAAGACTATCTTGATTTCTTAAAAGATGTTTTCTCTGAAGTTTTTAGAGTTACTTTGCCAGGTAGAATGTGTATTGTGAATCTTTCACCTGTAATTGTTCAAAGAGAATCTAGATCACATGAAAGTAAAAGATTGGCAATCCCTTTTCATTTTTTCACAATTATGGAATCTTTGGGTTGGAAATATATTGATGATATTGTTTGGGTTAAACCCGAAGGTTCTGCCATAAATAGAAACGGGGGGTTTTATCAACATCGTAAACCTGTTGCGTATAAACCTAATTTAGTATCTGAAACTATTTTTGTATTTCAAAAACCAGCGAATTTTTTGATAGACAAAATTGTTAGGTCATATAATGGTGAAGATTTGGAAAAATCATTAGTTAAAGGTCACTATGAAAGGAGTAATGTTTGGTTAATCAACCCTGAAACAAAATCAAAACATTTAGCTCCATACCCTGAAAAACTATCGGATAATATAATCCAATATTATTCTTTCTACGGAGATATTGTTTTAGACCCTTTTTTGGGATCAGGAACAACTTTACTTTCCTGTGAAAAATATGGTAGGAATGGTATTGGTTATGAAATTCATAAGGAATATGTGGAAATGTCTGAAAAAAGAATAGAAGAATATAGAAAGAACAATAATCAACAAGAATTATTTTAAGAAAACTTACTATCTTTGTCGCGATTTGGACTCTACAGCAGGTTCGAGTCCTATCGGTCCCACAAGACAGACACACGCTTCCCACGGTGTTAAAGTACAAGGATAATGAAGAGAATAATACGTCTCCTAAGGTCTGTCTAAACTGTCTCATGGTGTAACGGTAGCACAAGTCACTTTGGTTGACTTAGTTCAGGTTCGAATCCTGATGAGATATCAAGTTATTCATGTTCCAAAACATGAAAAAACAGTAAGTTTTGGAACATGAATAGAGAATTGCCTGAGTGGTTAAAGGAGCAGATTGCTAATCTGTCATCTCGAAAGGGATGCATTGGTTCGAATCCAATATTCTCTGCATTTTGTAAGGTGTTGAAATTGGCAGACAATCCCCGCCTGTCTCGTGGGGGAGGATCATCTGATAAACGAAGGATAATGGGTTGACCACAATCATGTAATGTCCTTTGGCTAAAGACCTCGTGGTGGTTCGAATCCATCTCTTACAGCATAAAAAAGCGGGTATAGCTCAATTGGCTAGAGTGCCGTCCTTCCAAGTCGGAAGTTGTGAGTTCGAATCTCACTACCCGCTCTTTTACTTACAATAATGGAATATAGCTCAGTTGGTTAGAGCGCTATCCTGATACGGTAGATGTCGGTGGTTCGAGTCCACCTATTCCAACATGGAAAATGTAATCAAGAAAAATAAAAACAAGGTAAAACTTGAGAAGATTGTAAAGGAGTATAATGATGCAAGTTCTTATGAAATTTGGGAGGGTGTCCGAGATAATTTTATCTTTGGATTCATCGCGGCAACCTTGGTTGTTTTTATCGCAACTCAGACTGATTTGGCGGTTTTAATAGGTTATTTGACTTATTATTTCTTTATGGGTAAAATTGTTAATAGACCTAAATATGTTACAGATTTGGGTAAGTTAATTGTATTTCCAATACCCTCGGCTCTCGGTGCTTTTGCGGGGTATAAACTTTCATATTACTTTTTACAATATTTAAGTTAAAAAAAAGGTTTGAAAAAAAACTAAATTATTTGACTCTTCCGTGAAAATTCAATATATTTATAGTTCGTAAATTAAATTAAAAACAAAAAACAAAAAAAATGAAAAAAATTTTAGTAGTATTCACAATCCTTTCTACAATCGTTCTTGCTTCTTGTGGAGGTAAGGGTGTTTCAACTGAAGGAACTGATTCTGTATCAGTAGATTCAACTGAAGTAGCTGTTGACACAGTTGCTGTTGAAGTTGTAGATAGCGTTGAGGTTGAAGCCGATCTAGTTGAGGCTGTAAAGTAATTTTACCACAACAAAAAAGACAGACACACGCTTCCCACGGTGTTAAAGTACAAGGATAATGAAGAGAATAATACGTCTCCTAAGGTCTGTCTAAACTATCCTATGGTGTAACGGTAGCACAAGAGATTTTGGTTCTCTTAAAAAAAAACCCACCTTTCGGTGGGTTTTTTTATAACATCTTTTTTATTTTTTCTATATTCTCGTTTACTTTTTTTCGATTGAATGGGTCTTTCAAAAAGTTTAATACGAATGGGTCAACTTGTTTTTTATCTGCGACACCACCAAATCGTTTTTCAGTTCTATCACCTTCTTTGTTATATTTATCTTGGAATATGCTGAGAGGAGCCTTCATTAATGCTGCCATTAATGGATCCCAATATTCAGGTTCTGACGAACCTTTCTTTTTTTCAGTGTCTTTTTCAACTTCTTTTCCTATTGTTTTTACATTCTCATATGTAATAGGTATTCTAGACCATTTATGATCATACAATGTAACCTCAACATCAGAATCTGTGTTACCTAATACACTACCGGCACTTACAACATCTCCAGTTGAAAGGGAAGGATTTGATATTCCACAATATTGTAGATATTTGGTCCCATTATTATCATATTCAATTGTTGTCTGATTTACACAACCTGAAAAAAATTTTCTATTATTAATTTTTCCCGAAATAGGAGATTTAATTTTTGGATTGTCATCTTTTGGAATTATAATTCTACCATATCTGTCCGAGGTATTTTTCCCAAAATTTCTATTTTCAAATATCCCTAGTTTTTCATAATTTACGTTACCGACTAATGGTGCGTATTCTGTTGGGCCACTTGGTCCAAATGAAATAACATCTGACACGTCGCTCGATGATGTACTCGAACTTGTTGTTGTTCCTGATTTTTTTTCTGGAGTTGTGATAGGGCCTGTCAAATTTATCCCTTCTTTGTTTAAGTAGTCCATCGGATTAATCGGTTGACCATCTTTTTCCAATCCAAAGTGCAAATGTGGCCCATCACTTCTGCCTCGTCCAACATCATTCGGGCCTCCTCCGCTTATACCTATAATGTCGCCTTGTCTTACTTGTTGACCAGGAGAAACATTAATTTTTTTCAAATGACAATATTTAGTTTTGAACCCGCTAGAGTGATTGATTTTTACAGTACCTCCACAATCATCATCCAATATTGCTCCAACTTCTACAATACCGTCGGCTGCGGATTTGACATTTGCATTATTCGCAGTCAAATCTACTCCACGATGAAGTCTTCCCCACCTCGGGCCAAATGGTGAGGTTACGGATGTATTATCCACAGGAGAAATAAACGCAGCCTCATTAATTGATGAAACTTCTTTGATAGAATTTTTTAACAATTCAAGTTCCTCAAATATTCTTGAAATATTTTTTTCGATACTCATATTAATAAATACCCGAGTTAAATAAAAAAAGACCAACTATTAGTCGGCCTTCTTTGTATACGTAAGTCTTTTAATTTTAACTTGAGTCGGTTCAGGTAATCCTGTTAATAAGGTTGATTCCTCTTCCTTAACTGGTTTTGGGTTTTCATCCGGTTTAACCTCGGTCAATCCAAATCTAATATGTTTGTACCAAACTCGTTCATGTATGTAATATTGAATTGGTTTCCATACTAATTCAATTATACTAAAGGCGGCTCCTATTTCTATGGAGTCGGTTACTAACCACATAGTAATAAATCCAATACTCGTACTCAAAATACGATATGATATGGTTTTTGCTAAGTGTCTTTTTGGTGAAACGGTCATGGAATTTGTATTAAAATTTATTATAAAATAATAGTATATTATTAACTATTATCAAAGTTAGTTTTGTTTAATTCTTTTATAGTAATTTCATTATGTTTCCACATTTTCCATGTGTTAAATTCTTTGAGAGATTCTAAAGTTTTTTCATGAACCAAAACAAAACCTTCGGGAGCAACTCCACCAAACTTACGAACTTCACCTTCTTCTTCCAATATTTTTTTTATGTTAACTAGCATGATAAATATTTTATTATTTTTTCTTTTATTCCACTTTGTTTGATTCCTTCATCACATTGAGGAGTCCAAACAAAGTTCTCCAATCCCCAATCTCTGTCGTATGGCCCATAATAACTCGCATCAACATGAGTACCCATATGAAGGTCATCAACTGCAACCCAATGTGTAACTTCGGGATGTGATTTTAACCATTCTTTAATCTCAAAGTGTCTTTCTTGTTCTTGACCATCGGTCCTATTCCAATCAAAATCAGACGGAACACGACCTTCATCTAACCAATTTGTGTAATGAAACACTTCGGTGAATCCGATTGGTTTTTTGATGATACCTTGAGATGTGTAGTATTCTCCCAACTCTTCCAATGTACCATGTAATCTCCAATCGGAACTTACCACGATTTCAGCACCAGTGGTTTCCAATATTTGATTTAGGATTTTAACCGCCTTTACGTCAAAGTTATCGAAACGATACTCAACTGGTAATTGGTTATTATGGTCAAAGACTGGATTTTCACCTAATTTTTTTTGTTTTTTATGTCGGGAACCCCAGTTATTACTGAGACAAATTACCCCATCATTATCTAAGAATATTACTTTCATTTTATTTCCAAAATACTTGTACTGAAACAATTATGAATGCTAAAATTAAACAGATTATTGTCTTCGGAGTCATATTTTCTTGAAACAAGGTAGATGACAAAATTGTGAATATGACAACACCTAAAGCAAATCCAATCAATCTGCTAGGCCAAATCTGACCTCCAAATCCTTGTACATAAAGATTAACGGATTTGATGTAAAGGTAACTGATTGGAATACCTGATAGTAAGAGTAACCAAAGGTATTTCTCTGACCAACCATATTTGATTGACCCTTGTAGCTGTATAAATGATCCTATTTGACCTAAAATCATTAACAGTGTCGCTAGTATTATTTTTGTGATATCCATTTTGTAAAGATAAAAAAAATCCCTTGAATATTCGAGGGATTTTTAATTTTTGATAAGGTTTATGATTTTTTTTATTTTCGTTTTATTTTCTCTGACACCTGCTTTGAGAGAAAGAATTTTTTCTACTTCGAATCGTAAAAGTTCTTTGGAATTTGTTGAGGACACTCCATGTTTGAGAACCTCTTCCACCCCATGGGATCTGTGATACGCATCCAAGTGAGTTGAGGACACTCCATGTTTGAGAACCTCTTCCACCCATTCCTCTATAACAGGTTCATATTCTTTCCGTTCCATGCCAAACAACGGAAAAAAATCATTGAAGAATGAGTATCTCCACCATAGAACTCCCACACTTTTTAGTTCCAAATACCAATACTTATTTGCACGATCGATGAACCAAATCGAGTTATTATCATCCACAATGATTTCAGCCTGACCTAAATCTTGGTCTAACTTTTTGAAAATGATTTTTTTAAGCCTTTCGTGCATATTGGTTGATGTCTATGTGATACAAAAATACTAATATTTTACGTAATTCAAAAATTAAGGTTTCCTTCGAAAGGGAATTAAAAAAAAAAGGGAGTCATTGACTCCCTTTTTTATTGATTGTGGAGGTGCAGGTTACCGCCACCTGGTCTTACCCGCCATATCAAAAATGGACTACACGTTTAGGTCAAGGTTTGTGATACCTTCCGAAATAGATGGTTCCTATTTTGACATCGTTACCAACAACTGTGTCGAGTTCACTTGTAATAAGGTAGCCCTCTGAACGTGACCTTTGATACGCTTCGGGTGGTATCGCACCTTGGAGGGCTTCTGTTCCTAGGTTATATGCCCATTCGACCTGACGTTGTATCTACTTATCAAGCAGTTACAACAGATGCTTCTCTAGTTAAACCTAAAGCAGACATCTTAGCAAGAGTATTGCCGTTTACTTTCTTCACCGTGGATTTAAGTCATAGATGAATTCTGACTACGTGCCCATTGATTATACAAACGTTAATCAATTCTATTTCACCCCCATTGTTGTACAAATGTAAGTATAAATATCTCCAAATCCAACCGAATTGATATTTATTTCATATGATAAGTTTAGAAACATTTGTTGCTCTGAGAAATTACGTCAAAGGAAAAATTGACGCTCATCAACTTATGGATGCAGACAAATTGTTTGATTCGATTAAAGAGAATTATAGATATCCTGCTGAAAGTATTATTCGTATTGACTTCAGAAACAAAGAAGATCTTCTCAAAACCTTGGGATTAGCGGATGACGATATATATTTTTATTTTGATGTGACAAGTCCTTATAATAGTTATGAGTTCATAGATCATTACTCCGCTATAGAAGAGTTCAAAGATGGGTATGGATTTTACAATTATTTAGATGAAGAAAATAAATATACCTTGTCTCAAATATCTCGTGCGATTTTACCAAAAAAAGTTGACTTTGGAGATGATGAATTTTTACAAGAATTATCCGCAGTTTTATTACAAAACTTCAAACAAGAAACTGAAGATATAATTGATGAATACGCGGCCGAGAAAAATTATCAAATGAACCGAGAGGCATATAAAGTTGTAGAAAAGGAATTACAGGATTACACTGATTCATTAGCATTTGAGGTCACCGATTCGGGATTAAGAATTAGTGTTGGTCAACTAATACAACTTTATTTGATGGAGAATGCAATTCATATACCATTAAAAAAATTGCTTGAAAAAGTTTTTGAATCTAACAAACAATATTTTGGATGGTCTGATGATATCTACGAATACGCCAATGATGACGATTTTGATTCGGTAAGTTTTAATAAATATGCTGGAAGAATATTAGATAATATTTTAGACAGAATCGTAGACGCTGGAGAAGAATTGGGAGTAGACATAAATGACTTTACCTCCATGACGGCAAGAATCGAAAAAAAGTTCAAAGCTGGAGAATGGTATTTTTTACCAAAAGACAAGACCAAACAGACTAGATTCAAAGTGGAGGGATTTGAATTTCCTAATATGAAAATATCGGTATTATTACAAAAAGGATTGAAAGAAAAAAAAGTATCATTATCAGAACAAAATTTTTATAATTTATTATATCAACCATCATTATTCAGTTTGGATGAAATCTAATTTATTTGTATCTTTATAAGATGAACGATATAAATTTGCTCAAAGAAGTTTTGAGCGTACCTACAAAAACTAATCAAGAACATCGGATGGTTGAATTTTTGGTTAATTGGTTAACTGAAAACAACATTGAACATTATGTCGATGACAAAATGAATGTCTATGCTACCAAGCAAGAGACATCTGATATTCCTGAAGATTTTTATTTTCCTTGTGTAATTTCACACACTGATACTGTCCACCACATAGATACAATTAACATCAGAGAAATGATGTTGGAAAATGCTCAAGGAGAACTTAAACCTTCTTTGAAAGCATTCAACGATATAGATTTGCCTACAGGTATTGGAGGAGATGATAAATGTGGTGTATTTGCTTGTTTAACTTTATTAAAGGAATTACCAAATCTTAAAGCAGCATTCTTTGTTTCAGAAGAAACTGGATGTCACGGATCTCGTGCTGCAGATTCTAAATTTTTCGAAAATGTTGGATATGGTATTCAGTTTGATGCTCCTGAAAATTGGATGATTACTGAAAAATGTTTTGGACAAGTATTATTCGACAGAGAAACAGAATTTTTTGAAAAAATTGATAAGGTTTTGACTGAGGGTATGGATAATGATAGAATGCAATATATGGTTCATCCGTACACAGATGTTTATGCTTTGAGAAGTAAATTTGACTTTTCTTGTATCAATTTTTCTATTGGTTATTATGATTACCATACTCCGAACGAATACGTAGTAATCGAAGATGTATTCAACGGAATAGAAATGGGTAGAAAAATGATTGAAGAATTAGGATATAAGTTACATTTCAAAAAATCAGTCCCTAAAGGACAGTGGCATCCATTTTAATTAGATAAAATCCTCTAACTTATCTATGTGTCTTTTAACAATCGGGTGGTCTTGAATATCTTCATATTGACCTCCCGATTTTTTTATTTGTTTAATGTCGTTTATAATTTGTTGGATACCTCCACGAACCATTTTGGACATCGAAGGATATTGTTGTACGTAAGGAGAAAGAGAAAATAATTTTTTCGCGATTTCTATTGGTATATTTAACTCGATTACGATTTTTGCCACCATATTTTTAGCAAACGCATCCGCATCCAATTCCATTTCCCAATATTGTTTATATAGTGCCTCAAAATCTTCTAAGTCGAAATCAGTTAGTGGATTGAGCATTTTCAAATCTCTCATTTGTTCTTCGTGCCTGAGTTCGTGAAATATGGTATACAGGAAATCTCCGATAGTCTCCATTTGTATTGGAGAACATATAATTACTTGGTCACGAGTTCTCACTCCTTTGAATCCCGACGAACAAGAGTTCAAAAATTTTACGTTAATCTCATTATCTCGAATATAGTTTACGACAAAGTTTTCGATTGCATCAACTTTGGATTCTAATTCTGATGGGAAAGAATTTTTGAACTTTTCTAATAGTCTGGAAAAATTACTCATAATTATAAATATAAAAAAAGGGGGAATTATCCCCCTTTTTAATTTACCGTCCTTTCTTGACTACTTTGACTACTTCATCTTCGACTTTAATCACATAGGTTTTACCTGGTATGATTTTGTCGGTCAGAACTTCTTCAGATAATAAGTCTTCAACCTTATCTTGAATCGCTCTCTTGAGTGGTCTAGCACCGTATACCTCATCATATCCGATTTTTGATAGGTAATTCAAAAGTGATTCATCGTAAGTAATCTTATACTTCATTTCTTCAAGACGCTTCATCAACTTTTTAAGTTCGATGTCGGTGATTTTCTTAATGTCATCTTGTGATAGAGAATTGAAAACGATAGTATCATCGATACGATTGATGAATTCAGGAGAGAAGAAATTTTTCATTTCTTTCATCAAGATTTCCTTCTTCGCTTCTTCGTTACTATAGGTATTGTTGGAGAATCCAATACCAGTTCCAAAGTCTTGTAATTTCTTCACACCAAGATTTGAGGTCAAGATGATAAGGGTATTCTTGAAGTTAATCTTTCTACCCAAACTATCTGTAACGTGACCATCGTCCAAGATTTGAAGTAATACTGTAAACACATCTTTGTGAGCTTTTTCAACCTCATCAAACAAGATGACAGAGTAAGGTTTATTCTTAACCTTTTCGGTCAACAATCCACCTTCTTCGTATCCAACATAGCCTGGAGGTGCCCCAACCAATTTGGATACGGTGTGTTTTTCTTGATATTCGGACATATCAACACGGATTAACGAATCTTCACTACCGAACATTTCTTTCGCTAGTTGTTTCGCTAAGTGAGTTTTACCAACACCTGTGGAACCCAAGAATACGAACGAACCAATTGGACGATTTGGATCTTTGATACCAAGTCGATTTCTCTTGATGGATTTTGCGACCTTGATTACCGCAGCATCTTGACCAATTACGGTTCCAACAATATGTTTGTCCAAATTGATAAGTGCTTTAGTATCGTCAACCGACATTCTGCTCACAGGGATTTTAGTCATGTTTGATACCACATCATAAACATCCTCCAAGGTAATCTTTTGTTTGTCTTTGGACATTTGTTCTTCAAACTTTTGTTTTTCTTGTTCCAATTTGTCCAACAACTTTTTCTCTTTGTCTCTTAGATGTGCCGCTTGTTCGTAATTCTGTTTCTTAACAACATCCATTTTCTGTTGTTTAAGTTCTGCAGCTTTACGTTTCAAGTCTTCAATCGCTTCAGGAACTTTAAGTTCAGTCTGCATCTTAGCTCCAACTTCATCCAAAATGTCGAATGCTTTGTCAGGAAATTCACGGTCGGTAATATATCTGTCCGCCAACTTCACACAAGTTTCGATTACTTCATTTGAATAAATTACCTTGTGGTATGTTTCGTATTTATCTCGAACGTTATTCAAAATTTGAATTGTTTCTGCTACGGTAGAAGGTTCCACAATCACTTTCTGAAATCTACGCTCCAACGCTCCATCTTTTTCAATGTGTTTTCTGAACTCATCCAAAGTTGTTGCACCGATTACTTGAATTTCACCACGAGATAATGCCGGTTTGAAGATGTTGGAACCATCCATAGTTCCTGATGAATTACCTGAACCAACTAAAGTATGAATTTCATCGATGAACACGATAATGTTCGGGTTCGCCTGAAGTTCTTCAATGATTACTTTCATTCTTTCCTCGAATTGACCACGGTATTTTGTACCGGCAACAACTGAAGTCAAGTCCAAATTCACAAGTCGTTTATCCAACAAATTACGTGGACATTCACCATTCACAATTTTCATTGCTAAACCTTCAGCAATAGCGGTCTTACCACAACCAGGTTCTCCGATAATGATTGGGTTATTCTTTTTTCTTCGTGAAAGAATCTGAGCAATTCTTAGGATTTCTCTATCCCTTCCGATTACGGGATCTAGCTTACCTTCTTCGGCAAGTTTATTCAAATCTCTACTGAAATTGTCTAGTACAGGAGTCGAGCTGTCCGCAGCGGACTTCTGTTTTTTACTCATCATTTTGTCTTCGTCGTCCATTAAGTCGTTCATAATGTTTTTTAGTTTTTACAAAGTAATAACAAATTTAGTTCTTATCCAAATGATTTGACAAATTGTCAGAAATATTTATTTTTATTAAATCTTTTTCTGACATAATGTCATATAAAAACCATCGGCATAAATCTTGAAACAAAGATAACAAATAAACTTAAAATAAAAAACTAAAATTATGTTTGGTAACAGAAGATCGTATAACGACATTTTTAGAGCATTCGATGAAATGTTCACACAATTAACCCCAAATAACGGTGAGTGGAAAACTCAAAGTAAAGTTTCAGAAGATGGAACAATGAAAATAACTACGTATTACTACGACAACGCTAAAACAAACCCAACTTCAAAAAATCTGAAACAACAACTTGAAATCGCAATTGAAAATGAAGATTTTGAAAAAGCGGTTGAACTAAGAGACCAAATCAAGAAATTGGATATCAATCAAAAGGAAATCAACAAACTTGAAGAGGAACTCAAAAAATCAATCGAACAACAAAACTTTGAAAAATCAATTGAGATTCGAGACCAACTCAAAAAACTAAAGTAAAATAATCCCCACTCAAAAGGTGGGGATTTTTATTTTATATTGATTATCATACATAAAAAGTTTTATAATATTTATATTTATGAAACCATTCGAAAGATATCTAACTCACTTAACCGACTTAAGAAAATTTTTGGACACATATTTGGAAATGAGACAATATTTCCAAGAATTAGATTTTTCTGAAAAGGACATGGAAAGTCCTCCAATGTATACTGAAAAAATGTTTTTATATCATGAGAGATTAAATCGGCTCCATACTGACGTATTAAAACAAGTTAATGATTTTGGGTTTGATGTTTCTGAAGAAGAATTTGATGATTTTATAGTACCACGACTGAAAAAGATAAACGAACTAATACCCCTTAAAGATGGCAATAGTAAAAGAACAGATATTGGGAACGAAGATTATTAATGAAATTAAATCTTCCAATATAAAAAAAACTGAATACGACACCGAAACCAAAAAACTCGTTATAGAATTTAATAATGGATTCAAATATGAGTACGATGATGTTCCACATCAGATTTACACTAAATTTAGAATGTCAGAGTCTCAAGGGAAGTTTTTTACCACTGACATATCCAAGGCCTACAAGTACAAGAAGTTGTAGTATTTATATAAATGAATAACTTCCAAAAAATTCTTAATAGTTTTTCAGTACAGGAAACTCTCAACCCAAAAATTTGGCAGAATCCTGATGACCCTCAGAAATCAAAAATGATTCCTAAGGTGAAAAACGCATTGATGAGAATTGCGGAAGAATTTATTGAATATCTTGGAGAAGAAGTCTTTGTTGAAGATATTGTTTTGACTGGTTCATTAGCAAATTTTAATTGGTCTGAGTATTCAGATTTTGATTTACACATTATTGTTGATTTTCAACAATTCGAAGATGAGTCACCATTATATAAAGAACTATATAATCTAAAGAAACAAGTATTCAACGACAAACACGATATCAAAATATTTGGATATGATGTTGAACTCTATGCTCAAGATAACGAGGAACCACATTTTGCAACAGGTGTCTATTCTGTGATGAACGATGAATGGGTGACAAAACCTAAAAAGTTAGAAAATGAAATCGACAAAGCAGTTTTGGAGAAGAAAATCAAAAACTGGACAGAAAAAATAGACAAAGTAATTGAGACCGATGAACCTGAAGATGATAAAAAGTTAATCGATTCAATTAAAGATAAATTGAAAGATTATAGAAAATCTGGATTAGAAAAGGAGGGGGAGCTCTCATATGAAAACTTGGTTTTTAAGTTTTTAAGAAGGTCAGGGCATATTCAAAAATTATTTGATATTTCGAATAAAGCTCTCGATAAAGAGCTTTCTATCGAGAGAAAAATAGAAGACTGATACTTAGAACTTAATAATTGTGAATAATCATATATTTATAAAGAAAAACTTAAATGGCTTTTAATTATTATATTGCGTCTTCTTGTAACTCTTCCACAAATTTATATGTAAAGTCGGAGGAAAATCTTATTGTGGGTAAAATCTACGACTTAATCATCGAAGGTGGTGGGAACGGATGTTATTCAATTGATCCTGGTGTTGAAACACCATTGGCATTGACCGCAACAATTTTTAATGGACCATGGAATAATTGTCCTGAATGTTTGGGAGATATAACCCCAACCCCAACGGCATCAAATACTCCAACACCAACTGTTACTACAACTAATACTCAAACTCCAACTAACACTGCAACAAAAACTCCAACACCTACGCCAACTAATACACAAACTGCGACACAAACTTCTACTCCTACAGTAACTCCAACTAATACTACAACTCCGACTGTAACTCCAACAAAAACAACAACTCCAACTAATACTACAACTCCGACTGTAACTCCAACAAAAACAACAACTCCGACTGTTACTACAACTAATACTCAAACTCCAACTAACACTGCAACAAAAACTCCAACACCTACGCCAACTAATACTACAACTCCGACTGTAACTCCAACAAAAACAACAACTCCGACTGTAACACCAACTAATACCTCTACTCCAACAGTTACTCCAACAAATACTGTCACACCAACAAAATCTCCTTTACCTTTCACTTATTATATTATAACTCCGTGTGCGGGTGGAGAAGCGTTCTATGCCAAATTTATAGGTAACCTCATAAATAATAAAATTTATGATTTATCATTCGAAGACGCAAGTCATCAATGTTATACTGTTGTTGATGGATTTGAAACTCCATTAGCCCTAACAGTGACAATTTTTAACGGTCCTTGGAATACTTGTGTCGAGTGTCTTGATGATATAACTCCAACACCAACGGCATCAAATACTCCAACACCAACTCTTACTCCAACTAATACTCAAACACCAACTAACACTGCTACAAAAACTCCAACACCTACGCCAACTAACACACAAACGCCAACTAATACTTCAACACAAACTCAAACACCAACTAACACATCGTCGGCAACAAGAACACCGACACCAAGTGTAACGTCAACTCAAACACAGACACCAACAAATACCGCAACAAGAACTCCGACTCCGAGCATCACTTCATCACCTACAGGAACAGCTGGACTGACACCTACACCAACAGGAACACCGGCATCGACTCCAACATCGACTCCAACACCAAGTGTAACTCCGTATCTTGTTATTGAAGTGAACCAACAATATGAATATACTCTTGGTATGTTGGGTTCATTTAGCGGAGGAACTGCACCGTCAGGTTCAACAGTTCCATATCAAGTCATGACTAGTGAAGATGGGGATGAAGTAATTGTACAACTAAACGCAATTTCTTTAGGAGGATTTCAAGGATTAAATAATTAAAAAAAACAAAAAATATAAATAAATCATAATATGGGAGATTTGAAACCACTTGGCAGTGAAAAATTGACTGGACAAGACAAAATAAAAAGAATCATGGAAATTGCTCGTTTCAATGAAGTGATACCAACAAATATTAATGAAACCGCAAGATCTGAATATTCAATTTCTTTAGCCGATGGTAATCGGTATGAAATCGTTAAGGAAAGACAGGGTTATATTATTAAAAAAACCATTTCGGAATCTGAGACTGATTATATTGAGCCAATGAAAAATAGAAAATACTATTCTTCATATTCTCAAGCATTCAAAAGATTAAATTTAGTTGCCGGAGAGTTGAACAGAATAAACGAAAACGAAGAAGGAGTTTCTTTATACGGAGAACAAAAAAAGTTCACGTTAAAAACTCCTAAACCTGCTGAAGCTCCAGCGCCAGCGGCTGAAGTACCTGCAACTCCACCACCAGTTCCCGCTCCAGCATTACCTCCATCCCCAAGTGCAGAAATGCCTGCAGGTGATGATATGGGTATGGGAGATATGGGTATGGAAGATATGGGTATGGCCCCTGAAGCGGAAGTTGAGGTTGACGCAACTATGGATGTTGAATCTCCTGAAACTGGTGAAGAAGAGACAGTAAGTTTCAGAACTATCCAAAAACTTACAGGTAAATTGACACAGAAAATCAGAACTTTGGATACACAAGAAGGAATGACTTCTGAAGATATTAAGTATGTAATCAACATGGTATTATCATCATTAGACCTTAAATCATTGTCTGAAGAGGATAAAGAAGACATCATGGGTAAGTTCGATGAAGAATCTGAAGACTTAAGTGGTGATGATATGGGTGGATTGGATATGACTGACGATAGTGAAGTTGAAGATATCCAAGCTGACATGGACGTTCCAGTGGAATCCGAAATGGAAGAAGGTGGATATGGAAATGGAGCTATCATCGATAGTATTTTCGGAGAATCTACGGTTGACAAAGTAATCTCTAAGTATTTCGAAATATCTAAAAAAGAAATTCTTGAAAGTAAGGAAAAAAATTTACAAAAGAAAAAAAGTGTAATTTCTCAATCAAAAAAACAGATGGAAGAAGTTATTAGACTGAGTGAAACTATTGAACAAGAATTAACGGCTAAAAAATTCTTAAATGAAAACTCCAACGCAAAAATTGTTGGACTTACAAATAAGAAAAATTTAGTGTTTGAGAATAAAGGAAAACAGATTAAAATATCACCTGAAGGATTATTAGTATGAGCAATTTGATATACGTAAATGGTTTAGGACCCAACTATAAGGGAGACAATCTTTACGAATTCATTTTCTCTGATAGTCTTGATGTTTGGGGAGATTCTTGGGAAAGTAGACCGGCTAACGGTTATCCAAGTCCTCCCGAATTACATCATATTAAAAAAGTAGGAGTTCTGAGAAATACTGATGTAAAATTGGAATTGATTCAGAACTCCGATTTTTTTTCTATGGAAGATGCAATTGACGATGTGGTCGCATTAGCCTGGGAAACAGACGAAGATGGAAATCATAAAAGAATGGTTTTTAGATTTGGAATGTCCGAACAACAAATAAAAGACAAACTCTACGAAAGAGATTTGATATTAGAATTCGAAAAAAAAGTAGTTTATGAAAGTTAATAAAAAAGCACTTGAATTAATCGATAAAGGATTATCCGCAAATACTGTTAAAAAATTAACAGAATCTCAAATTAACATTCTTCATTCCAAACTATTCAATGAAGCAGTTACAACTACCACAACTACATCATATAACATATCGACTGATGATGTAAAAAAAGGTGTAACATTACCAGAGGTACCTGGGAAAAAAATGACAATTCAACAAACTCAAACAGGAATAAAGGCTACTCCAACTGAAGAAGTAAAAGAAACTGATGAGGTTGAAGTAACCTCCGACCCAAACAAGGAAACTGAAACTCAAGACCCAAAACAAGTGGGACCATCATCAGATGATGGATTTGGTGATGAAACTGATGGAATGGGTATGTTTGAAAGTGAAGCAGACCTTAAGCCAGGACAACCAAATCCATGGGCAATATGTCATGCTCAGGTTGGGCCTAAAAAAACAAGAAAATTTGAAAGATGCGTAAAATCAGTAAAAAAACAGTTGGAAGAAGGAAAAAATCCTGTATCTTTGTTTATAGAATCTGAAATTACTAAAATCGTGGAAAGAAACATACTACCGAGAATTACGAAAGGTGACTTATTGAAATATCTTTCAGAGGCATCTCATACCAAAATGAAGAAGGATACTGTAGAAGCAGCGGAACCAACTATTGCTCCGTCTAAACCAATTACTAAACCTGACACAAAACCAAGAACGAGACCATCTCACCCAGGCAAAAATCCATTCCCTGGTGAAAAAGAAGCTCCGAGAGCTGGTAAAGTTTCGCCTGATGAAGCTAAGGACAAATTAATTGATGTGATATTAAATTTACTAAAAAAATAATCATGGCTAAGAAATTAAAAGAACAAATAGATTACGGAAATACTCCTGAAAGAATGGACCCTAATCTTGAAAGAAAATTAGGAGATCCTGAAAGTCTATATGCTCAGAACCCTGCAATGAAAAAAGGAGCTGAAGATGTTCAGAGGTTAGTTAGCCAAAGATTTCAGAAAGTTGCGGACAAACTGAGACAAGTTACCGGAATTGGAAATCTTAACTCCAAACAAGTTCAAGGAATGATTTATCAGGAAATGATGAGTAAACTTCCAAGAATTATGTCAATCGAAGCCCGCCATAAAGATGAATTAATTCAATTAGCAATTGACGCTAGTTTGGAGGAGGGTGAGGTTCCTGAAAACACCTATCAGATTGAAGGATTTTTAGGTGAAAGTATTGACGCTTCGAATTTTAGATATCAACCTGACGAAGAAGAGGACGAAGAAGAAGAGGATGACGAAGATGAAAAAATGAGTATCCCTTCTTTTGATGTCGAAGATTTAACCGATGAAGAAGAATTAGAATTAGAAAAACACAAAAGAAATATAATTAACGCTATCATTCAAGGAGCGGCAAAAAAAGGACATTACCTTTTTCAGAAGCCCAATGTGAAGGCAAGATTAGATGCAATTGACCCATCACTATATCCAAGTTATTTGGGTATAATGGCAATAAACGACTTTATGTACTTCACCATGGAACAGATGATTGAAATGATGAGTCAGACCGGTCAAGGTGTCGCAGGTAAAATGTCATTAGAAGATGCTGATGATGAAGGTGGAGAAGGTGATGATGATGCCCCCGACACAAAAATTGTTGCAGAAGGAATGATTTTTCCAATTTTGTGCCATGAGATTATCAAAGGATTAGAGGCGGTTAAAGGTAGATACGGACAATCACAAAATCCAAGTATCAGACAAAAAGTGAAAGGTGCCGTGGATTTGTTATCAAACGAACCAATGCAACTTAGAATCGGTCCTGAAATTGTAGAAAAAATTAGACTTGCATTACCTGATGAGATGTTCTCTGAGTCAAATAAGGGATTAATCAATTGGTTTCATATTTCATTATATCAGTTAGCCGCTCAAGAATTTTTACAACTTATGGGAGATGTTATCTCTGCAGATGGATCTAAAGTCAAAAGAGCGACTTCAAGATTTAGGGAAATTATGAAAGAAGCGATGCAACTTAAGGCGGAATATGACGAGTATGTTGCCAGCAAAGAAGAGGAAGAAATGGGAGATTTCTTAGGAAGTTTAGGGCCTAATGAACCTGATGATGACGATGACGATTTTCTCGATGATTTCTTAGGTAGTATGAACATATCAAGACCTAAATAATTCAGTGTGTGAACAAAGAACAATTAATTATAGAATATACGAAGTGTATGAGGAGTACTCCTTATGCACTTCGTTCTTATTTACAGACATACGATAATACAGTATCAAAGTATGTCCCATTAGAACTTTTTCCTGACCAAGTTTCACTACTTGAAGATTACGAAAGCTACAACGAAAACATTGCATTAAAATACAGACAAGCGGGGGTTTCAACTGTAACCGCGGCTTGGGCGTCAAAAAAACTTGCGTTTGCAAGAAAGGAAAAACCTGAAAAAGTTCTAATCATCGCCAACAAGTTGGATACTTCTGTGGAAATGGCCAACAAAATAAGGGCATTTATTGAACAATGGCCTGATTGGGTTGATATAAGATTCTCTGTGGAAAAAAACTCCCAAAGACATTTCAAACTAAATAATGGATGTGAAGTTAAAGCGGTGGCAACATCCAAAGATGCTCTTAGAGGTTATACACCAACAATTCTTATTTTTGACGAAGCCGCCTTTATCGAGGCAGATGGAGACTTTTGGTCTGCTTGTATGGCTTCACTATCCACGGGTGGTAAAGTTATTGTAGTTTCCACACCAAACGGTTACGACCCAATCTATTATGAAATATATGACCAAGCATTAAGAGGAATGAATGATTTCAAAATCTCTGAAATGTTTTGGTATCGAGACCCTCGTTATACCAAAGATTTGTACATGGTAAAGACAAATGATTTGGTTCATTATCTTTTGAATCGAGAAGATTATCCAATAGATACCGTAATTAACTTATCCAATAATAATCCTTATGATAGAGACCATACTATTGTAACAGATTATATTTCCCAAGGATATAAACCTTGTTCTGCATGGTTTGAGGGAATGGTAAAAAAGCTCAAGTACGATAGACGTAAAGTTGCTCAAGAACTTGAATGTAACTTCTTAGGATCGGGTGATAACGTATTCGATTCAGATCTAATGCAGAACATTTCCAAAAACCAATTAAGACCTCCACAAGCTAAACTTATGGGTAACGCTCTGTGGATTTTTAAGGAACCTGTAAATGGACATAAATATGTTATGGGGGTTGACGTTTCTCGTGGTGACTCTGAGGATTTTTCATCAATCCAAATTATTGATTTTGATGAACGGGAACAAGTATTAGAATATGTTGGTAAAATCCCTCCCGATGTTTTAGCAGAAATTGCTTATAAGTGGGGGACAATGTACAATGCATTCTGTGTAATTGATATTACAGGAGGTATGGGAGTTTCAACCGCCAGAAAAATGCAAGAATTACAATATCAACCCGGATTGTATGTTGATGGAGTCGATACTTCTAACAAATGGAAGTGGGACCCGAAAATAAATGAAAAAATTCCTGGTATCAACTTCAACACAAAAAGAGTTCAAATTATAGCCGCATTTGAAGAGGGGGTTAGACACGGATTTAAGATATATTCACATAGAACGTATAATGAGATGAATACCTTTGTATATATTCATGGAAGACCTGATCACCAAAAAGGACAACATGATGATTGTATCATGGGTCTTTCCATGGCAATTTATGTTGCAGAGAAGTCATTTCAGTCATTAACAAAAGTTGTTAACCACACAAAAGCCATGTTGAATTCGTGGTCTACTGTGATGAATGAAAATAAAAATACTTCAGATTTTTTTAATCCATTGGTACCTCAGATGGGAAGAGACTCCAACTTGAGTAATAATGGGGCATCCAAAGCGGATTACCAAAAATATGGTTGGTTATTTGGTGCTAAATAACTATTTATATTACTGAGGTAAAGAGTAAATTAGATTATGGCAGAACAAAATATGACGGTTTGGCAAAGACTGTCACAAACATTTGGACCTAACTCATTATTAAATCAAGACTATCCAACATTCAAGTTTGATAAAAAGGAACTCCTACGCACAAAAAGTAGAGAGGAGTATGAGAAAGAAAAACTTCAAGCACAACAAACATATTATCTTACCAATCAGTGGTCTAAGGTTGAAAATAACCTTTATTCTCAGGCGATTTATTATGAACCTACAAGGTTATCTGCTCAGTATGACTACGAATCAATGGAATACACTCCTGAGATTTCCGCAGCATTAGACATTTATGCCGAAGAGTCAACTACAACAAATGAGGACGGTTTCATATTACAAATTTATTCAGAATCTAAAAGAATTAAGGGAGTTCTTGCCGATTTATTTAACAATGCTTTAGACATCAACACCAATTTACCTATGTGGACAAGAAACACATGTAAATATGGTGATAACTTTGTATATCTGAAATTAGACCCTGAAAAAGGAATTGTTGGGGTACAACAATTACCGACTATTGAAATTGAAAGACATGAGGTTGGAGCAAGTGGTAAAATATCTGTCGATGTAAAAAATGAAGTAGATAAAGATAAAAAGGCGTTACACTTCACATGGAAAAATAAAAATATGGAATTCCAATCTTGGGAAATTGCTCACTTCAGATTATTAGGTGATGACAGAAAACTTCCATATGGAACTTCCATGTTAGAAAAAGCAAGACGTATTTGGAAACAACTTTTACTATCAGAAGATGCGATGTTAATTTATCGTACATCAAGAGCCCCTGAGAGAAGAATGTTCAAAGTATTCGTTGGAAACATGAATGATGACGATGTTGAGGCTTATGTACAACGTGTTGCCAACAAGTTCAAAAGAGAACAAATTGTTGATAGTAAAACAGGTAACGTAGATATGAGATTCAATCAAATGGCGGTTGACCAAGATTATTTTATTCCTGTAAGAGACCCCGCAGCGCCAGACCCAATCTCAACATTACCTGGAGCAACTAACTTATCTGAAATTGCCGATATTGAATATATCCAAAAGAAATTGTTAACCGCCCTCCGAGTACCAAAGGCTTTCTTAGGATTTGAAGAAGTTGTTGGTGATGGTAAAAATTTGGCGTTACAAGATATACGATTTGCTCGTACCATCAACAGAATTCAAAAGAGTATGATTGCCGAATTGAATAAAATTGCAATTGTACATTTATTTTTATTAGGATTTGAAGACGAACTTTCAAATTTCACAATTGGATTAACAAATCCATCTACTCAAGCGGATTTACTTAAAATTGATGTTTGGAAAGAGAAAGTATTATTGTATAAAGATTTGGTTTCTGATCCAGGAAATGGAATTCAGGCAACTTCATCTACATGGGCTAAGAAGCATATTTTTGGATGGTCAGATGACGAAGTTCGTTTGGACTTACAACAACAAAGAATTGAAAGAGCCGTTGGAGAAGAATTAAAAGCGACTCCAACTGTTATAACAAAAACTGGATTGTTTGATAATATTGACAAATTATATGGTAGCCAAACAGGGTCAACACCAACGGCAGGAGCTTCTACGACAATGGACGGAGGAGAGGAATTAGGATCTCCACCATCATTTGGAGGAGGTGGTGGTGAGATACCTGGAGGAGAACCCGAGTTACCTCCAGCAGGTGAAGCTCCTCCCGCCGAAATAACACCAGAATCAAGGAAAAAAGATCTAAATATTTTAGTGGAAAATAATTTAATTGAAGGGTCTCGAATAATAAATTTGGGTCAGGGACAAGATTCTTTAGGAGAAATTTCAAAACACTTAGATAAGTTATTAAATTCATAATATTTATTTGAAAAAGACACAATGACCTTCGGAATAGTAAAATCCCTAATAGAAAAAAATCTCTTGGAATCATACAAAAATGAAATGGAATTCAAGAAGACTTTACGAGAATTCAAACACAACGTTTTGAATAATAAAGCTATGTCTAAAGCGTACGACATTTATAGTCAACTGAGTTCACCTCAAGGTTTAGGTGAACAAGATGCAAAAGATTTTATTGAAGAAGGGATTTCTTTATTAAACAAAATTTTACCAAGTATTAAACTTCCAATTACTCTTTCCGAAAAAACTGAAAACAATTATACCGAAATTGATACATTAGTTTATAACCAAGGTGTTAATTTACTTGAAAGATTAAATGCGAAGAAAAATATTTTGAAGGTGGTTACATCAACTAAAGAAACAATTAAAGAAAATATTAATATTCCGATTAGTTCTATGGTTACCATAGCAAACCAAACAGTTAATAACTACATACTTAGTTTAGATGAAAATTCTAAAAAAGAATTTTTTCAAATAGTTTCTGAAGATGTCAAAACTTTGGAAGCAAAATTTGAAACAATTAAGGAAAGTGCAATATCTAAATTGACGGAACTCCAAAATAGTGAAGATTCGCAAGATATTAAAACAAAAATTTCAGAAACAATCGATAAAGTTAAGTCTGAAAAGTTTGACCAATTGAATTTTTTGAAATTAAAAAATTTGGAAGAATCAATTTGATTGGTCTTTAATACTTTGAATATATTTCGCTTTTAGAATCTGTGCTCTTCTAAGTACAGATTTTTTTGTATATTCTCTTTTCTCGAATAAAATCTGATTTTGCTTTGTTTTGATTACTTTTGACTTTAGGGTTTTGAGGGCTTTCTCAATATTGTTACCCTGATTAATTTTAATTATTATCATATATTAGAAATATCTTCAAGTATAAAAAAATTTTGACATTTATGTATATATTGTATATTTTTTCATTAACAAAAATAAACATACGTAATATCATTATTAATGAAAAAAGGAAAAAGTGTTAAACTTAACCTATTCAATCCTATTAAGTCCCAATACGGGACAGTAGATTCCAAAAACTTAAAATCGGTTTATATAAATATTCAATCATGGGTTACACCAAAAGATGAGTTAGATAATTGGAACCGAATTGTATCTGGTTTAGGAAGAGAAATAAAAAATTCAGTTTTTGAATCAATTGATTCAAAAATTTTTCAAGAAAAAAATATTGTTGATTTGGACCTAAGAACAAGTGGAATTTCTAAAGGGAAAAAATCATTTTTCAACTTAGAAATTAATCTATACACTCTCCGAGAGATGGATTTCAAATCTGATGAAATAAAAGAATCCATAAAAAACATTGTCAAATCAATCTATAAAAATAACGTAGTTCAGAACAAATACTTCGAATTTTCAATTTCTAAAAAAGACGAAATTTAGCAAACTATCTGAATCCGTATATTTATCTTAAAAGATTAGATGAAAAATTTAAGAATTTTAGAAGCGAGCGAGCTTGGCCACGGTATATTAATTGAAATGGACGCTGGTTGGGTTTCTCCGAAAGATGCTCAGAATATTGACATTATAAAAGAAGCATCCAATTTAGATTATAGAAATCCATTTGAATTTTACGCAGTACTTCAAAAATATGATACTCCAAATAGAAATGGTAGAACATATCCTGAGAGGATTCTAAAAAGAGAGGCAGATAGATATAAACAATCTATTTCTAAGGGGTTGTCAACATCTGAATTAAATCACCCTGAATCATCATTAATTGACTTGGACAGAGTATCTCACATCATTACCGATATATGGTGGGATAAAAATATACTCATGGGAAAACTCAAATTATTGACATCTCCAGGGTTTCACGAAAGAGGGATTGTTTCGACTAAAGGAGACCAAGCCGCCAACCTAATGAGACAAGGGGTAACTTTAGGTATTTCTTCAAGAGGTGTTGGGTCGTTGAAGAAAGTAGGAGAAAGAAATGAAGTACAAGATGACTTTGAACTAATCTGTTTTGATTTGGTATCTTCACCTTCAACTCCAGGAGCATATCTTTTTACTAATCCTGATGAACGAAGTAAATATGAAGAAAATTTAGAGGAGGAAATAAAATCTAAACAAAATAATGAGTACGCTGAAAAGTCAGTTGACTTAATGAAAAAATTAGACGATTTTTTAAGAAAATAAAATTATGGAAGAAAAATATTTTGTAGCAAAAATTCAGTACGATTTTCCTGATGAAAACACAGGTAAGATTAAAAAAGTTAGAGAAGAGAAACTAGTAAAAGGTTACTCTGTCACAGACGTTGAAGCAAAAGTAACCAAGAAATATGAGGGGTTCACTCATGATTGGAGAATCACTGCTGTGTCTGAAAGTAAAATCGACGAGGTAATTGAGTAATCAACATTATTAAACTGAAACAAATGAAGTGGTCTATTGACCACTTTTTTTATTTTAGGGATATCGTGAAATGACTTTTTTTCATTTTGGTACTATTTATATGATAAATTAAACAATTTTTTTCTATGCAAGAAAATAAAAACTTAGTACAGGAGGCGTTAATTCAAATGAAAAATGTTGAAGAAGCTATCGCCCAGAACGCAAAAGGAATACTTGCTTCTACTATGAAGGAAGAAATCAACCAATTAGTAAAAGAATCTCTATCAGAACAAGACATGGAAGATGAGGTTGAATTAGATACAGACATCGAAATGGATGAACCTGTTGATAATGAAGATGATATGGAAATGGACATGGAATTTGACATGGACATGGATATGGATTCAGAAGAAAGTCCAATAGATTTGACTGACGCTTCTGACGAAGAAATTCTGAAGGTGTTCAAGGCCATGGGTGAAGAAGATGGCATCATCGTAAAAAAAGATGGTGAAGATATTCACTTAACCGATAATGACACCGATTCTGAATACTTAGTTAAGCTTGGTGAGTCTGAAGAAGACGAAGAAGAATTAGACGAAACAATGCACATGGATGAAATGGATGACATGGATCTTGACACAGAAGATGTTATCAATGCAATTTTCTCTAAAGATGGCGATGTTGAAGACATCGACATGGAGGATGAAGAAGTTATGTACGAAATTGAATTTAACGAAGAAGATGATGACATGATGGAACAAGAAGATGATGACATGATGGAAGAAGAAGATGACGACATGATGGAAGAAGAAGATTTGGACGAATCTTACAACCACAGAAGATCTGTTAGAGAAGGTAAATCGACAGTAAAACCTAAGGGTGTTGGAATTGGGTCTGGACCAAAATTCACTTACAAAGATAAAGCTAAAGGCGGATTCGATGAAAAGAAGAAAGAAGGACCAAAATCAGTTGGTACTGGTAAACCAAAATTCGAATACAAGAAAGGTGAAAATATGGAACAAAAATCCAAAGTTGTTAAGGCAGAAACAAAAGAAGGTCAAGGATACAAAGACAAAGAGGATGAAAGATTGGCAATGAAACATGGTAAAATTGCTTCAAAAGATCTTAAAACTACTAAGGCTCGTAGAGATGACGCAGGTTTTGAAAAAAGAGAAACCAAAGAGGCGGCTAGAACTTATGGAATGGGTTCAAAAGAAGGACGAGGACTAAGAAAAGGTATTACTAATAACAGAAATTATGTTTATGGTAAAAACGGAGTAAAAGTTGAATCCACAGAATCAGAAGTTAATGTGTTGAGAGAAAAGAATGAAGAGTACAGAAAAGCATTAAATATTTTCAGAGAAAAACTTAATGAAGTTGCTATCTTCAACTCAAACTTGGCATATGCTACAAGATTGTTCACTGAACATTCGACCACTAAAAAAGAGAAAATTAATATTCTTAGAAGATTCGATAATGTAGATACTTTGAAAGAATCTAAAAATCTTTATAGGTCAATTAAAGATGAATTGTCTAAAACTGAAAGTACACCAATTAACGAATCAGTAGAAGCTAAATTAAACAAGAATGTTTCTACAGGTTCATCAACTACCCTAATTGAATCAAAAACTTATGAGAATCCTCAATTCTTAAGAATGAAAGATTTGATGAGTAAAATTGGGTAATCAAAATTAAATAAACAAATAAAACAAAACAAAATACTAAAAATGGGAGCATTATTAGAATCAGGTCTTGTAGGTAACATCGGTCTTAAGCACCTTAAAGTTATCAAAGAAGACACAATCAACAAATGGGACAAATTAGGATTCTTAGAGGGTCTTAAGGGTCACATGAGAGAGAACGTAGCTCAACTTTATGAAAACCAAGCTTCTCACTTAATCAACGAAGCATCATCTACATCTGATACAGGTGCATTTGAGACAGTGGTTTTCCCTATCGTTAGAAGAGTTTTCTCTAAATTATTAGCAAACGATATCGTTTCAGTACAAGCAATGAACTTACCAATCGGTAAATTATTCTACTTCGTACCTAACATCCAATCTTATGAGAATGGACAGAATCAACACTGGGCTCCTTACGGATCACCAAACGCTGCGGCTGACCAAACTCCTAATTCAGGATATGATTACAACTTAACTAAAGACCTTTACGATAGATTCTACGAAGGTAACGAACCAGCGTTGGATCCACCAGGTTTATTCGACTATTCAAAAGGACAGTTTTCAGCGATTACTGCTGACGTTACAACTGTAGCATGGGCTGGAAGCAACTTGATTCCTTCAGCGTATACTCTTTCTGATTACAGAAAAGTATTGATAGTTATGTCAGGTTTTGCTTCTGATGGAGCAGGTAAGTTAATTGGTCCTGATGGTCAACCAATGGATAACGAAGCATTCTTATCTGATTTGACTGTTTATGGTTCAGCTGGTAACGTTTACACTTCAGCTAACACATCAAACCCTTACTTATTCAGAGTTGTAACTCAGAGATATGGTAAAGGTATTGTAGAATATGGTAATAACAACCAAACGTTGGTATTCCCTAACAGTAAGACAGATGGTGGTCAGTTTGACAACGTTTGTGACGCTGAAGGTAAAATCTACTTAGAAGTTGATTTACAAGTACCAGTATGTATCACTTGCGGTGGTTCATTAGATGGTTACACTGGTTCAACATTCGCGTCAACAATCGCAACTAACTCTCAAGCATTCTCAGCAACTTATAGAATCTATAAGAACTTGGAATTCGAAGACAGAATTGGTGAAGTTTCTTTTGACCTTATGTCAGTAACAGTTTCTGTAACTGAAAGAAAATTAAGAGCTCAGTGGTCTCCAGAAATGGCTCAGGACGTTGCGGCATTCCACAACATCGACGCTGAAGCTGAATTAACAGCATTGTTATCTGAGCAAGTTGCTGCTGAAATCGATAGAGAAATCTTGAGAGACCTTAGAAAAGCTGCAGCTTGGAACTTAAGATGGGATTACAATGGATGGAAGAGATTAGGTTCTTCTGCAGTACCTTATACTCAGAAAGACTGGAACCAAACTCTTATCACAGCAATCAACCAAATTTCTGCACAAATCCACAAGTCAACATTGAGAGGTGGAGCTAACTGGATCGTTGTTTCTTCTGAAATCAGTGCTATCTTTGATGACTTGGAATACTTCCACGTATCAAACGCAGCTCCTGAGCAGGATCAGTACAACATGGGTATTGAAAGAGTTGGTACATTAGCAGGTCGTTACCAAGTGTATAGAGACCCTTACTTCCCACCTAACCAAGTGTTGATGGGTCACAAAGGAACTTCTCTATTGGACACAGGTTACATCTACGCACCGTATGTACCTCTACAATTAACTCCTACAATGTACAATCCGTTTAACTTTACTCCGATTAAGGGTATTATGACGAGATACGCTAAGAAAGTTGTCAACAATCGCTTTTACGGACGAATTACAGTTGATGGTGTTAGAACATTTGACTTGAGAGAATTGAGATAATCGAAATTTCGATATGGTAAAAAGGGACAAGAAATTGTCCCTTTTTTTATGTTCTGATATTTATAATAAATTGTATATTATGATTAAGCAAACTTGGGAAATATCACAAGAAGAACGAAATAGAATTATTTCACTTCACGAATCCGCAACAAAGAATCTTTATTTAGTGTCTGAACAAAATACTGCCGAACCTGAAAAAGATTCAATTAGTTTGACCAAACGGGTTGAATTTCCAAGTGGATTTCATAGTTCATCTGCAGTAAATCTTGAAACCCTCATAGATTTGTCCAAAATTGAAGAATTCTTAAAAAAATATAAAGATAAAAAGATAGTTATTAAACTAAAGTCAAGTGAATCACAGGTTCCAAATAATGATAACGAGGTTACTCCAAAGAAAAGACTTAACCCTGGAGACCTTAGTAAAATGAGATATCAAACTATTCAAACTTTTATGACTGAATGGTTAAATGGTCTTGTTTCTAAAGGTATTATTTCTCAAGTTCCTAAATTTATAAACACTGAACCTCATATTGACACAACTACGCCTTGGGATCCAAAATCATCTCCTAAAGATCCAAAATATACTAAACATCAGTTTGTTGAGATTGAGGTAAACGCGGAAGGTCAGATAGAGCCGAAAAAAACTTTAACACCTGAGTTTCAGAAGGTCGAAACTTCGAGAACAGAATATTCAACGACAAACAATTATAATACTGCTTTATTTTATAACTATAGTTATGCACCAGGTGCTGTCCTTGGTATGAGTCAGTCGGAAGCTGAGTCTTTGCCTGGAGCTTTATTAACTATGAATAGGGAATTTGTACTTGATACTCCAGCACCAAAATTAAATCTACCATCATTCCCAATAAAAATAACCCCAAATGGTGGACAAACTGTACCCGTAATAGTTTTGAAACAAAAGAAAGGTAATGAAGTACCCGATTCACCAAATTATTGGATAAAATGGAACGCATATGTTTCAGACTCATATACCCTTGAAATTCCATTTCCGAAAGATAGTAAAGAATTTCAATCTGCTTGGCTATTCATGTATTTTTATATTAATTCACCAAATTCATTCCCTCAAGATTGGAAATTTATTGCAAACAAACCTGAAAATGTAGATTGGAATTTAGTTGATGTTGAATTACAAAGTGGCGGGGAACAAAAATACAGTAAGACTATCGCAACCCAAAAAGATGTATGGAGTAAATATCCTATGGATTGGTATGCTAATATGGTAAAGAAAGTTTATTGAATTCATCAATTCAACGCAATAAAAGAGAAATAATAATGATTTTCAGTTTTTTGATAAGAAAGGTAAAATCTTTTTGTTTTCTCATCGAGAAGAAGTTCGTTGTGTGATTCGGAATGTTTCCATTTTAAGAAACAATATTTTACAACATCGTATTCTGTCGAAGTTTCCATTGACATCTTGTTCAAGATTTCTTCGATTTCTTTTACGTTTGAAAACCAATTTCCTATTCCGTCTTTTTTAGGGATATTTATTTTCATAATATTTTCCCCCCCGTATGTAAAATCAGAAATATACGAATGTATATTTTCATTAAATCCATTGTGACTGTAATCTTCCACTATACTTTTACTACGTAAATCGGCAAATTCTTTCATAGAGTAATCGATTTTAACTGGATTCAATCCATTTGAACATCTATACTCATTTAAGATTTGTTCAAAATTAATAATAATGGGAGTACTGTCATTATTTGGATTCTTGAACCCAAATAATAAAAATGAAAGCAATAGAATAACAATTTTTTTCACAAAGATTATTTTTTTTCAGTAAAGTGGTTATTCATTATTCTTAATGATTTAGAAACAATTTCAGATTCTTGTAATGAGAAAATTCTTGAATTGTGAGAGTATTCTAATGCTTTGATAATCATGTAATATGCCTGTTCCAAGTTCATGTCATCACACAGGGTGTTTACATCGTTTGGAGTGTAATACGCGATACTATCGAATAGTAATCCTATTGGTTGTTTTTGTTCCATTATTTTGAATTGACGGTATATTTATTGTTACAAAGTTATGAAAAAAAATTCAATAAAAGAAGCGACAGGTTCTGGTAGTTCCGGAAAATTTAAGGTACCTATTGTTCTTGCCCCACAGCCATGGGAAAAGAATCAATTAGCACCATTCACAGACCCTTTATATTCGTATACAAATGCCGAATTAGCCTACGAAGAAGCGGACGGAGACTTCATAGAATCTCCTGAAAAAAGGGCTCAAATTGAAAAAAGAACTAAAAAATTATCTAAAATGACTGATTATTTGAAACAATTTTATACTGGACAAAATGACGAAGAGGGATCGGCACTTAATCCAACTATGAGTGGTGACCCATTAAAAGAATCATTATTGAAAGAAGATTTGGCGGTTTGGTTCGGTACTAAGAAAAAACCTAAAGGATCGAAACAGCCTTCAGGACCATGGGTTAATATTTGTAGAAAAAAGGAAGGAGGAGGGCATCCTCCTTGTGGTAGACCTGAAGCAGATAGTAAGGGATATCCTAAATGTCGTGCTAAAGGAGTCGCCGCAAACATGACCGACGCCCAAAAGAAATCAGCATGTTCACAGAAAAGACGTGCCGAGAAAAAAGACCCCAAAGTTGGAACTGGAAACAAACCAACTATGACATCTTATAAACCAAAAAAATCCCAAAATGAATCATTAAGGGATTTAATTCTTAAAATTTTGAAAGAAAACATTAGATAAGCTTTTCTAAAATTTTCTTCAGTGAGTGTTGTACTTGGCTATGCATTTCCTTTTCAAATTTCATTCTTGCTTCTTCTACTTTGTTATCAAACATTCTGTTTAATTTCTCAGACATCAAATCAGAAACTACAATGTCGTAGTTATACACGTGATTTGTTATATTTATCCTGTTTTCGTGAAGAACCACAAACATTTGTAGAAACTCATTTTTGATATATCTTTTTTGTGAGAGAGGGGCAATTAAAAATTTAGAACTTTCATGATTGATTAACTTACGGCAAATTGAAGATGCAGTTTTTTCATTCTCATCAAGTTCTACTTGTGGTACAAGTTTTCTTTTGAATCTAATAAAAAATCTAGTCCAAATTTTTTTGAAGAATTTTTTCATGATGATGGGTATGATTTGATAGTCTTACAAAAGTAATAAAATTCTTCGACAAAAAAAAGAAGAACCTAAATTCTTCTTTTTATTTTTAACAATAAGCCCCTGAGCAATGTTTTTTACCGTCTAAACCCGGCATCTTACCTTTACATACTTGGACTCCATAACCGTTCGAATAAGCGGAAGGAAAAACTTTGAATTTCCCTTTCGCAGCCGCGAGTCCTCTAGCACAAAGTTTGGTTCCAGTTTTCTTTCTACCTTCAGTCATTTCTTCATAATCAACATATTGGTCCATTTTTCTTTTCTCATTCATTATGAAATCAAAAACTTGGTCCATGTTTGTCTTTGCTTCTGAAACGTGGTCGTCAGCCCAATCATGTCCATCTTGTATAATTTGGTCAATCATTTCTTCATCCATTTCTAATAACATTTTACACTGTCTGGCAATTTGTTTTAGGTTACTGAAGAACATATAATTTTCAGTTTCTTGTTGTTCACTCAAAACTCGTTTAACTAAATGTGATAAATCCTTTTCTGTTAATTTCACTATTTTACTCATGATTGTTTTGTATTTACGATTGAAAATGTTAATTGTCTCTTATAAGTATCTTTTTCTCCTGAAGTGTTCACTTGAATATCAACAAAATATTGATTTGGAATTTTGTCTCTCATATCAAATATGAAGTAATATTCATTTGGTGTTCTGTTCAATGGAGTCCAATCTTGTACTAATACTTCAGTTGTTCCTTCCATTACATAAACTCTGTAGAACCCTGAAACATCCAATAGAAGTACCTGTCCTGTGTATGCCTTTTTGATTGTTACTCCAACTTTTCTGATATCAGTATTAAGTATCTTTTCGTTTTGTAAGATACCATAGAAATCAAATCCAAATATTTCAGGTTCTTTAGACACTGAACCGATTTGGATACCTGAGGTATATGGTTGTAATGTAAATTGATTAGTCACATTAGGGATAGATTGTCCATTGATTGTAAGACCTGACCATACATCATAAAAAATACATGGTGTTGGATAGTTGGAAAACCCATTTGGAACGGTTACTTCATAAACACCTTTGGTTTTTAGACAGGTGGTTAAGGAACCCATACCCGCCACTGCGGTACCATTTCTATCTTCAATTCTTACAAAAGGGTCTGAATCAAGATTCGCGAAATCCCCATTTTGATAAACGTATAAGAATAACTTATTTTCCTGATTTTTTAAGAATAGATTTCTATCATCCGTAATTAAGTCATTGTAATTTGTTAATAGATATGGTTGATAAAATGTTTGAGTGTGTCTTGAAAAGAACGCCACACTATAACTTTCTGTTAGGCCTGTAATATTTTCTATTTGAGGGAGATATGATATACCCCAACCTGTGACTCCAGTTATTGACCCATTTAATATACCGTTGATTTCATTGGTCATATCCATATTCAAATCTTCGTTTCCGAGTTCGAAATGTTGTCTTGCGACGATGGTCAAACCTGAATAGTTTACAGCCCCTTCATTCTTATTGTTGTAGATACCATTTTGAGACCATCCAGAGAGAGTTGTCGTTTGATACCAGTTAGATGGTCGTGTAGAATATGCTCGACTGTCAACGTACGTTAAAGGGGAAATTCCACCGTTCGCACTATTTTGTGCAATATTGAAATCATTGTAATCATACCCTACACCTTCATCCCACAATTGTGGATTACCTGTTGCTCCTGAAAATTTGGGGATTCTCCATAATATTAAGTCGAACGAGGTCGATCTTCTTCTTTCGTTTGACATGAATGAATTTAATAATTCATTATCAAATGATGACGTGTTTGTCATTTGGAGAGTGTGTGTCATTGCTGAAGTACACCCTGTAGATATAACACCTGAACTTATGTTTTCTTCTAATAAAGATAAATCTAAATCAAAGATAAATCTTGTGTAACCAAAGTTTGGGACAATTAAATCCGAAGCACCAAAATTCAACTCAATTACAGGGTTTCTACCCGTATTTACGTATGAGTTTGAAATGATGGTATTGTTTTTATTTATATAAGACCTTAAGATTGACATTTATCTTTTAACTAATAAATATCAATTAAGTCTAATATTTTTACTTAGAATTTTGTTAACCGCATTATTGAGTTCGGTTAGAATTGTTTGTGTGTTTGTTCCTTCTTGAGTTACGGGTACTGGCGGAAGACCTGGATATGCGTGAGTGTGAGTTACCAAGAATTTTACAATCAAATTAATTAATTCCAAAAGTTCCTCCCCCCTAACCATACTTGAAGTTTTTGGTAATAATTCTTTTGTAAATTTTTCAGGACTTATACCATATAAAGTATCATCAAAGTTTATCTTACCCTTACCCGGAATTTGCGAGTTGTGAGATACCAAGAATAAAACATCACTTCCCAAAGCACCATATGAAGATTCTTGATTAACATACTTTTGTTGGGGGACTACAAATTTTTTCGGAGTTCTTGGAGTTCCAACTTTTCCTTTTGCATAAATTAAACCATAACCACCTTTCAGAGCGGGATCCAATTTAATCCCTTTGTAAATGTCACTAATGTTACTAACTTCTATTGGTGTTGCAGATGAACCTAACGGTGTTGATGGGTTCAACTTTGAATACATAAGTGGACTTGGTCTGTAATAAATCGGAAATTTATTACTTGCGTTATTATCGTTGAATAACCTCACACCACTTTTAGTTACGTCTGTTTCATTACAAGTTTTTATAAAGTTATTAATAAATTTGATAGTTTCTGATTTGGACAACATTGCGAACGATTCAATTGCGACCAATTTTTTAAGGTTTTCAGAAATTTCGCTGTCCACTGAAATAAATTTGGAATTGATTAAAGGGTTTGGTTTTAATTGATATAAATAAACCGAACCTGAAAATTTGTCCTGAGTGTTCTCTGGGTTTGTAACTACCCATTCAATTAAATATTTGGTTAATAAAACATCTTCTTGTAATTCAAAATAAACTTTCGGATCTAAATTTTGTAAGGTACTTTGAAACTTTGAAAGTTGTAAAAACCCTCTTTGTTGATTTGCAACAGGTATTACATTTGGTTGTAATTGTTCCCCTTTGAATTTACCGGCTCTGATTAAAATTTCATCTTGTTTAACAATTACGTCAGCACTTCCCCGTCCCAAAAGAGCGTTGTCCCCTGGTTGTGGAAACACACCTTTATGGACTGACTGATCAGTAAATGTTCCATCTTGATTTTTTAATGGCTTAGGGTTTTTGATTTGCATACCTGTACCTGTGAATTTATTTCCTCCGAAATAATATTCGTTGAAGGTCGCGGTTGGGCTTGAAAACGTATTTTGAACGTAATACTGATTTTGGTACTGGAAATCTTTGTTTACATAAATTACTTGGACTAATTCGTTAACTTTTGGAACTGAATATACAAAGTATGGTAGTAGAGCGTTAAATACTAAAGGGTCTCTTGAGGTCCATATATCTTTTTCTTCGTTCCATGGTGGATCAGAAATGCCTTTCAATATGTCATCATAGTTGTCAATAAGTCTAATACCTCTGATACGACCCAACATCATAGGGTCTTCAGTATTTAATACTCTACATTGAAAAAATATTGAGTTATCTTTCATTTCTATCTTGATAAACTTTTAATACTTTATTATACAATTCTTCAACACTATCTAAATAGAAAGTACTTTTAATTATAGATTCTTTTGTAGAATCAAAATCTGAAGATAACAAATCTAAATATTCCACCAATTTTGTGTTTGGTAAATCTTTTAGGCTTGATTGGCTATCCAATATTTCCTTAAATTTTTCGTCTTTCATATTTATAATTTTTTTCCAAAACCGAGTAAACCTACATTAGCAATTTCAATTTTTCCATTTTCAGATTCCTCTTGGTCAACAGCTTTATTTGTCGCTAAATTGTATAGTAACATTAAATTAGGTGAACCATCTGGTAAAGTTCCGGTTGGAACACCTAGTCCTTGTAAAAGTTGAATAGCATTTATTGTTGCCCTTTCAGGTGAATAACCTGGTAATACACTAGATAATAATAAGAGTGGTAGTGGGATTTCATTTCGTAGAGGAGTATTTGCATTCAAACCTTGACCCACTAAGTTCAATAGAAGTAATATATTATCCAAAAGACTTTTACATTTTCTATAATCATTTACTAATTGTGATACTATCAAAGCAAGTTGTGCCAATCTTAAAATTATTGCGTATTTTTTCAATAATTTAGATCTCGAAATATCAGATATTATTATGGAAACTAAATTAACAATATCTTTTTTTAATATTTCATAAAGAACTTGTAAAAACTCAGCGTTTATTTGAGAAATGACCTGAATAGAAAACGCTTTATATTTTTTCAAAAAATCCTCCCCACTGTTAACAATATTACTACCTTGTTTTCCAACATCCGATCCATCGTTTCCTATTGTTGATAAGGATTCATTAGCATCAGTTGTAGTTTCATTAACTTCAGTCACCGCTTGATTATACGTAAAGGTTGCACCTGATTGTATTACGGATAATAAAGTATAAAGTGGTAGTAAATTTTTTGGAGTTAATACTGCCGAAGCAACTGCTAAAGGTATTTTCTTGATGACATTTTTATCTATCGATACTTTCACATTCAAGTTTGCTGGCGCGGTAATGGACCAATCAGGATTATCTGAAATAGAATCAATAATTTGACCAAGAATTTCAACTTGTTGTTCTACGGTATTTCCACTTTCAGTATTTCTAAAATTAATTAATTCATCAATCAAAACTTCAGAATTCACAGGAAGTTTTATGTTATCACAATCCTCAAATTCAATAATACCATTTTGAACATTTGAAATTTCGATGTCGATATTTCTTAAATCAATTTCATTAAGTTCAAAAAATGAATCATCAACACCATCTAATTCGGCGACTTTGGCAACTCCACTAACATCTATTTCCCTTCTGTCATCAAAACATAACCCTAAAATTCTCTGTACTATTAGAGAAAATCTGGATTGGTTATTTATTTCTCCAAATCCAACTTGGGCGTTATAATTAATTGCCCCCGAAATAATATTGACAATTTGAGCACCAATATCAACCGAATCCACCAATTTAATTGTACTGTAATAATCGGAAATAAACTCTCCAACATTATTTGTTATATTACCAGAATTATCTTCTCTATCAATTAAAAATACTCTGTAATAATCACCAGTTACACCAAAACTATTGGTGTTAGTATATTGTAAATCAAAAAGGTCTTGTCCTGATTTCCCTAAATAATTTTTCCCATTTATTTGATTAAACGACCTTCCAGCATTATCGGAAGTCATCATATTGAATAATTGTTTATTCATTGGGAATGGTTCAGGCCCACCATACGGTCGAAATATTGGATCGGCAGACGGGTCTGGTTTTTCATAATATATTTTACCAAAATTAGTTTCTGGAGACTGCTTTAGATTTGAAAAAAAATCTAAAGAATTGACTGGTATATATATTCCTTCTTGTTGTGGTCTTAAAGGGATTGGTTGTAATGATAAACTTTCCGAAGATACTCCGTTATAAGTTTGTTCAATAGAGCATCCAAGAGCTTTGATTGTTTCTGTTTTAAGAATACCTGAAACTTTTGGTTCTATTTTAGCTGCGGCCTCTAATATTTTTGTTCTAAGATATCTTAGTGTGGCATTTCCATTCCCTTGAGTTTGCCCTAAAAATCCCAATAGTTGATCCATAGAATTTGGTGGGTTTCTTTGGAATCGTTTTTGGAATTCACTTACTTTGTCGAGTTGACTCGAAATTTGAGAAGTTGCATCAGACGCAGAATTTCCCAATTTACCTAATAAACCTTTTTCAGAAGTAGATACCTCTCTATAGGTTTTATAGGCATCAATTTTACTTTGAATTGATTGTTGAGTTGAATTTATATCTAATGGCATAGTTTATCTCATTTTGTATGATTCCTCATCTTTGGAAACATCTTTTTCAATGAGATTCTGTATTAAATCATCGTCTAAGTCTGCAAGAGAGAATGATTCCTCTTTGTTGTTATTTGATTTCTCCCAAATACTTGACTGTAGTTTTGATAAACTAATTTTTTTCTCTACACAATCGTTTACAATTTTTTGTTGTTTTTCGATTACAGGACCAATAGTAGTCATGTCGGAAGGTTCTTTCAATAACGCCAACATTTTATTTTGAATTCTAATGGCAGTCTGTCTTTGCTCAACAAGTTCATTATAGATTTCTTGCATGAGTGATAATATAGAATCTTTAGTGAAATTGATTTCTTTTCTTTGAGGTCTCGGCATATCTATAAATACTTTTTTATCAGTTTTTAATTTTTGACTGAATTACTATATATAATTTTTTGAATCTTTTAATAGAACTACGTATTTCTTTGGTGCTCAAATTAGTCATTTCTCTTAAGGATAAAAGAATAACATTTTTGTTGAATTTATTATTATCCGCACCTGAGAATATTGATTCGTAATTATCAAACAAATCAATTAGAGCATATCCTAATTTCTTTTCATTATCGTTTAGTTGTTCTGATTCGATATAATCTTTTAGCTCCTCCAAATATTTATTGATAACATAATCAGTTTCAATAATATCATCATCTATTCGATAAGACATATCAGGTCTTTCTTCAAGACTTGATGAAATATCTTCATATGATATTTTTCTATTAGTTTCTTTTTGGTCTTTTATAATCTGTCCCATCAGATAATTTTTACAGATAGTACCAAAATAAGAATAAGCCTTTTTGTTTTTATCAGGCTTAAACTTGTCGACTTTAGTCATCAGAAATGAATGAGTATCTGTATGAATTTCCTCAAAATCCATATCTTTACGATATAACTTGTATCGTCGTATGATTGAGGAAATCATTTTATCTAAAGGTAACCTTAAAAATTGATTATATATTTTATTCTTTTCGTATGAAGTTTCGGCGATTAGAAAGTTTCTAACCGCCTCTTCTTCTCTTACATCAAAATAATTTTCTTTAACCGCCTTTCTACCTCTTTTTTTTGATAAAACATCCTCTGTGGTAGCAGAGAGTGAATTTAGCATTAAATATTATCAGATTGATATTTTATGGATCTGTCGTCCGTGAAAAAATATTCTCTTTTGGCGGTTTGAATCCAAAACTTAACCTCGTCCTCAACCATTTTATTATCACCAAACTTATAGTTCCAGAAAACAGAACCTTCTCTTAGATTTACGTGTTTGTACCCTAGTCTTGGAATTGTCATTATTGATACTGAGTTATAAGTTAATCTTAAAAGAAATTCATAAATAAAAGTTAATTTTATAGATGGTTTGAAGCCACCAAAATCTTCTACGATTGTTTTTTTGAATACAGAACCAGCAGTTTGAAAATTTTGATATTCTTGTAATGTATCATTAGTCAAAATTCCCATTTCTTGTGAGAAATTGGCTGCGAATGTTGCTTCATTTGTAAAACCTGCGAATAATCCCTTTTCATCTGTCTCAACGACTACGGGTAAAAACATCTGAACATCAGGAAATGATTCAACATATTGTTTTACATTTTTGAACCAAATGGAGGAATATTCGTCGTCGAATTCAAAAAGAGATACCCATGTTCCTTTAGCGTTTTTTATTCCGAAGTTTACTTGGTTAGCATAACTAGGGTCTTTATCCCACAATAATTTTGTGACATTCAAATCACCAAAATCATAAGAATTCAAATGGTCGATTAGAGATTGCTCTTGTGTATGTACTATTACTAATTCTTCAAAACTAACTGTTTGATTTTTTAGAGAAGTTATTGCTTTTTCAAAGTATTCATCAAAATCTTTCGCTTTGGAAGATTTGATAGGAAGTATTACTGATAGTGATAATGTATTGTTCATGTTATTCTTCTGTTTTGGAAATTTGATTTTCAAAGGCGTCCGCTCTATTTGACAAATAACCGTCAAATAATGAAACTATAGATGATTCAAACTTTTGTTTATCCGTATATCTCTCAACGGTCTCCTTCATTTTTTCAAATATTTGTGGGTCAATATTATCTTCTAACCAATTTTGTGCGTAATCTGCTACCAAATCAGGTAATAAAGTTTGGTCTGTAACCCAAATACCATTTTCTTCACTCATCCAATCAGGAGACAAATTTGGAACTTTACCTATAACTGGAACGTTTGATTTCATAGATTCTAATGGGAAGGTTCCAAATGCACTGTGGTCATCTATCCAAACACTTAGAAAACAGTCTCTCAAAGAATTAGCAAATTCTTTTTCTGACAATCCTCTCAAATCTCTGAAAGTAAACCATCTGTATTGAGGAAATTTTAGATAAAATGTTTTGATTAGGTTAATAGCATCACTTTGGTCTTTAGAATGAACCCCAATTATTGGCATTGCCGGTGTTGACTTAGGTGTAAATTCTTCACCGATTAATGGGTCAATAATATCAAATGAAATTTGTCTCATAACTCTCTCAATGTATTCTTTTTGCTTACTTGAAGTTGTGATACATTTCAAGAATCCAAATTGATTCCATGTTTGACCAGGTTGTAAAGTTTCTAACATATGAGAGTATTGTTGAGTAAGAACAATTTTAGCACATGGAAGTTGTTTTACTTGTTCCATAATGAATCCGAACACTTCAGGAATAACTAAGAAATCTTCTGGAGATATTTCTAAATTTTGACCTTCAATTGCTTTATGAGGTAATGACATGTATTCTTCGTCTAACCACGCCACAACACCCGCATAATCAGATTTTTCGTGAAGTATGATTGGGTTGAACCCATTATCTTTTAATGTTTTTGCCATTTGATATATGAGTCTCACTGATGCCTTAGCGTTACCTTTAGTGTCTTGAACTAAAAAATAAATTCTGGCTTGTTTTCCTCTTAATATCTCAATGGACTGTTTTACTTTTTCTTGAAGTTGGTTTTCCATATTAATAATGATTGATAAGTTTTTTATTTAATAAACTATTAAATGCGATTCTGAATGGAATACTAACGTTCGAAGTTCCCTTCATTCCTAGTTTTTCATCCACTATTTCTTGCTCAGTGAGAACTGTATCTAACAACATTTTCACCATCTCGTATTTAATAATGTTAATTTTTGTTTCCGTAAATCCTGATTCTGAGTCATCTGAGTCATCATTCTGGCTCATATCAAGATAAGTTTCAATTTCATCTAAGTCGATAAAATAATTTTCACCTAATACTTGTATCATGTTATTTCTTGTATTTTTAGTTTTAACTCCTTAAGACTTGAAATATGAAAATCAGATTCAACATTTTGATTATATAATGTGTTGAATTTAATTACAATTTTGTTTTTTGGATGATTCAATAATAGTTTAGGATTAGCAGTAAGTAAAATGTCTACAGAATCCCACAATGAATTAATCGTGCTTTCACTATAAAATTTTACGGATTCTACTAAACATCCAAACTTAGAAATAAAAAATAATGATGCTGGTTTAGATTTACCAATTTCATCAGATACAACAATAATGTCGTGTAATTCTCTCATATCTAAATAAAATTCATTCAATTCCAAAAGACCTGAGGGTTCTACAGATCCGGCATGTCCAAAAATTTCCATAGTATGCTCCTTATAAAGAAAATCGTACAATTCATCTTCATTCTTGAACTTCAGATGTTTACTAATGTCTAAAGAAGTTAAATCGGATATAACTTCATATTCGAAATCTTCTTCTCCGGTTTCTTCTTTGAATGGATTATTTAGATACCACTTTTCATACTCTTGTTGTATTTTTTTTAGAGTATCCCTTAGAACCCCATTCAATTCTACACCTATTCTCATTCTTCGTATTTTTCTAATATTTTAGATATTAAAGGATTTCTTACAATATCTGTGGATTTGAATTCAAAAACTCCAATATCATTCATATTTTGAAATTTTTTGAGAGCATCCCATAATCCAGTTTGTGTTTTATCTTTGTGTCTATCAAATTGTTCCAAATCACCTGATATGAAAAATTTGGAATTAAATCCAATTCTTGTTAATAATAATTTCATTTGACTCGGAGTTGAATTTTGAGCCTCTTCGAAAATTAAGATAGAGTTGTCAATATTCATTCCCCTCATATAAGCCAAGGCGAAAACTTCTATTGCTTCAATCTCTTTTAATTTTTCTCTTACATCTTTACCAATTATTTTATTCAAAAGGTAATATGATGGGAAAATGTATGGGTCAAGTTTTTCTTCAACACCACCCGGTAAACTACCCAACTTTTCTTCAGCTTCAACTGCGGGTCTAACAATTATGATTTTCTCATAAGGAGTATTAGGGTCAGACAACAAATCAACAGCACATTTCATTGCGATATAACTTTTACCAACACCCGCTGGTCCTGAGCATATACATATTTGATTATTTACCAGTTTTTCATAATATTCTTTTTGACTTTCAGATAAAAATTTTTCTTTTGTTTTTCGTTTGATTATTGAACAAATTTGTTGTTTTTTATTTTTAATCGGAGCATCTTCACTTGGTAAAGTTGCAGTTGGTTTTGGTTTTGTTAGTCTACCCATTTTTTTTATTTAACTTTATGTCTTTTAGAATTCATAATTTCTCTTTTGTAAATTGTTTCTCCCCCATCAGGACTTTCATAAATCCATTTAGTTTCTAGTTTTTTTTTATCAACTTGAGATTTAATCCATTGATAAGTTTTTTTCAATCCAACTGATAGTGGTTCACTTACTTCCCATCCGATTTTTTCTCTGTAAAGTTTGTTATCGGAATTTCTTCCTTTAACTCCTAATGGACACTTGAATCCATATTTTTGAATAAACTCTTCTCCTTCGATATTTGTAATTTTAATATCTTTTTCTGATATTGAAATTGCCATACTTGCTAACTGATTGATTGTTACCATTTCTTCACTACCAATATTAACAGGACCTTCGAAATCTGAATCCATTAATCTAAGAACCGCTTCAACACATTCATCCACATATAAGAATGAACGGGTTTGAAGTCCATTTCCCCAAACTTCAATTTCTCCACCATTTTCTGTTTCAGCAGCTTTTCTACACATTGCTGCTGGTGATTTTTCTCTACCACCTATCCATGTACCTTGCGGCCCAAAAATATTGTGAAACCTTGCCACTCTTACGTTCAATCCATAGTTTCTACTGAATGCCAAAAACAATCTTTCAGAGAACAATTTTTCCCATCCATACTCCGAGTCTGGATTTGCAGGATATGCGGAAGATTCTTCACAGTTTGGATTTTCAGGATCTAACTGATTGTGTTCGGGATACATACAAGCTGATGATGAATAGAATAGTTTTCCAACTTTTTTCTTAACTGCCTCATGAGCAACGTTAAGGTTGATAGTCGCGGAATTGTACATAACGTCAGCATCATGTTCACCAGTAAAGATGTACAATGCTCCACCCATATCTGCCGCAAGTTGATAAACCTCATCAACACCTTCTTCTATTACTAGTTCAACTACTTTTGGGTCAGTCAAGTCACCTAGAATGAACTCATGACAAATTTCATCATGGAAGAAATATTCATGTTTTTTTATATCACATATTCTGACGTGATTACCTTCTTCTTTTAATCTTTTGGCGAGATGTCCACCTATGAACCCTCCTCCACCTAATACTACGATTTTTTTCATTTTATTAATTAATTTAATTCATTTGATATTGTAAGTATAAATTCTTTCCCTGAAAAATAACCTTTTTATCTACACATTCTACATTAGATTTGGCGTACCAGTTTGTATTTTTTGGTATATCAAGGTCATTAGAAAAAACAATTTTTTTACCACAACATATTTTAAGTTTGATTGGTAATATGTTATCAGTAACATTAATGAAATCAACTCTGTCTTCAGATATATCCAAAATCTTCAACTTAGTTTCATTGTAATTATTAAATCTAACATATTGAAGATTTATTGGGATTTTTTTCACTGAGACATTATTATTATCTAAGTGATTTTTTAGATTAGTTTCATTGTGAGTTGTAAAATTATTATCATCACTTTTTGATAACCAATAATTTAATCTTGTCATGTATATCTCCATCAAATGTCTTGGACCAACGGCAAACCTATCATTGTATCCTCCGAAAGAGTCTTCTGATGGTAATAGAATTTCATTTCCTAATAACTCCCAATTGAAATGAGACTTTATTTCTAAATCAGGTCTCAATCTCATTATATAGTCAAAAACCATATTATTATTCACTTCATATTCTTTAACTAAATTGTAAACCGAAGAAATTTGATTTAACTGATAATAGATTAATTTAGGGTCGATTTCACTATTAAGAATGAAACTTTCGTGAACATATTTTTTTTTCTGAAAACTTAAGTCAGGCAAAATTGGGTCTTCCTCAATCTTTATTGTGGAAGACATCTCAAAAAATTCTACAGGGATAGTAATAGGGGTTTTATCTTCTTTTACAAAAGATGTAAAAAATTTTAATTCAAATTTTGTATTTGTGAGAATTAAATTATCGAATATGGAAGGTAAACACCTATCAAAAGTTCTAAATTGACCTGATATACAAACCGCGACTTTTTTCATTAATCAAAGTATTTTTGATATATGTCAAAATATTCGACAGTTTTTGATGGAAGCAAATCCCTAAAATCTTTTATGTTATCTATTAGATTCAACGTACCTCTATATCCGATTACTTCATTTTCTAAATTCCTAACTAGGTCTTGTGGATTTCTTGCTTGATAAACAGATGCTTTTGCGAAAATTACTGAATTAGGAAAGTAATGTTGCATCACATACGCTCCCCAAATATCATCCATTCTTCCTGTATATGGAAATACCGAGTAATATTTCAGAATACTTCTGTGTAAAAATGTATTTTGTGAGTTGAATGGAGTTAGTTGTTTTGTGGTGAATGGTTCAAATGGTTTGAATTTTACTATTGGTTTTTTACTTAATCTACAGATGGCATCGATGTCTGGATCACCATCCCAAAATTCAGCTTGAACTAAAGGTGTTATTTTAATTTTACCTTTGTATTCAATATTGTTTTTAACTTGTAGATATTCAATTGGGAATCCTCTATGCCACAAATCATTGTGTTCGGTTGTAGAAATTGCATCAAAATAAGGACATGATAAGTTTTCGAATTCGTCAACTTCAATTTCTTGATTCAATAAAATATTATCTCCCCATGATTCATATGGAATATTATCATCATCAACAGTTGCCACAATGTCCGCACCATTTTGGTAAGCATATACAAATCCGATGTTACGTCTTTGAATTGTTTTCCATCCGATTATTTCTGATAATTCAGGATATAACTCCGTTTGATATTCAGGAGTTAGATATACAACATTTTGAAAATCGGATACTAATTGTTGATACATTTCATGAGGAGTTTTAGTATCTCCGACAATTACGAAAGTAAAATCTTTTTTATCTGCTATTGTTGCGAACTTAAGAGTTGCCTCAGTTGGTTCATTGATTGTTGTTGTAATTATAAATTTTTTCATGTTAATAGATTAAGTAAATATGGTTACCTTCTTTTGTGTTTATGATATTATAGTTTGGATTTATATCTCGAAGTAATGTTTCAAATTCAGATAAGGTAGGGAAATTACCTTGTCCAAGGTCTCTACAATCGTCAATTAACATCACGTGGTCGTTACGGTTACTTGCAGATTTGATGGACTTTAATTCTTCAGTCAAAGGACCGTCTAACATGCTATGGGCATCTAAGAGAATAAAAAATCTTTCGTCAGGTAATTCTTCTAATGCAGATTTCAAAGTATCTTCTGAGGTTCCAAAAAGGAAGGTTAAGTTTTCATATTTTTGCCCGAGTTCTTGATAAAGTTCTCGATAACTTCTACCATCATATGGGTTTCTATCCGGAAATAATTCAACCGTGAAAGCAACATCAAAATGTTCGGCAAGAAAAATTGATGTTCTAGCATCGTGTGTACCAGTTTCAATCGCAAAATTTATATCACTTAGGTTTGGTATTTCATTTTGATATTGATATAATAATGAAATAAATAAGTTTGGGATTGGTAGACTTTTTTTATGTGTTTCTGACATCTGTTCCCATCTCGGGTCACCAGAATAATCTAAATTAAGTTTCATATTAGTTATTTTTTATAATACATTTTAATATTTCATCTTTGTAGTCTGCTACGGTGTCAAAAGCTTTTTGAATGTTTTCAAAATCAAATTCGTGAGATATAATTTTTTCAATTTCTTCATCTCCTGTGTAATTCAAAACACAATCGTCTAATGTTTGATTAGACCTACGTACATTCTTAATAGTTAATTCTTTAGTCCTCATTCTGTGAGGATTGTAAGAAACAAAATCTGCCTCAGGAATTCCTATCAATGCCACCCTACCATTTACTGCCGCAACATTTATACATCCATCAATAGATTCTGTTGACCCACCGGTATCGATAGTCAAAGTCGCCCCCATACCGTGAGTTAATTCTTTAATTTTTTTAGAGTAATCCTCGGCCAATAAAAATGATTCTTTAGCACCGAATTTTTTAGCGAAATCCACTCTATAGGGTAGTTTATCAATCATGTATATATCTTTAAGACCCATTTTTTTTAGAATGGAAAACATACATAAACCAATTGGACCTGCTCCAAATATTGCAGCCGATTCAGTGAATTTTGGTTCAATTAAATTCGCGGTATGAAGACAAACCCCGAGTGGTTCGAGTAAACTTGCCAAATTAAAAGACATTGAGTCTGGAATTTTTACTAACTGTAATTCTTCAACAACAACATAGTCAGAAAACGCACCTTGGGAATTCGCCCCCATGAAAGTTCCTTTTTCACATAGATTGTGTTTACCTTTCAATGACCAGTAAGAAGTTATACAAGGCATACCTGGTTCAACCGCAACTCTATCTCCGTCTTTGAACTTACTTGATCCGTTGGCATCTACAACAACACCTGAGGGTTCATGTCCAATATACATCGGTAATGGATTTTTGAAAGAACCAAGTCCTCCCTCTTTGAAGTAGTGCATATCGGACCCACAAATTCCAACGGATTTCATGGCAACTAATAATTGTCCTTCTTTTAATTTTGGAATTTCTTCCTCGAAAATTTCAATTTTTCGAATTTGAGTTAGTTTTGCGACTCTGTTCTTCATAATCAATATATGCTTTTTTTAAGACATCACATATGTAATTAACTTCATCTAATCTTAATTCAGGATAAAGTGGTGGGCATATGTGATGTTTACAATAGTAATCAGTATTTGGTAAATTTACAGAGGTAAATTGTTTTTTGTATAAAGGTTGGTGGTGAACAGGTATTTTATATACTTCACCAGTCAGAGTTATGTTCCTCTCTTTACAATACTTTTTCAACCAATCCCCTTCTATTGGAGTTATAACAATTGCTTTATAGTTGGCACAAACTCCTTCACCATCTTGTCTAATTACCTTGTAATTTGTGTTTTCCAAATTTTTTTGGTATCTCTCAAGTAGTAGGGTTCTCCTTTCTATTCTACTGATGACTCTATCCAATTCGATACATCCTAAGAGTGAAGTGAATTCATTAATCTTAAAATTATTTCCTTCGGGATTAGCGATTATTCCGCCATCATTAATATCTCTTCCGAAATTTTTTAATGACTTCATTTTTTCATAATATTTTTTGTTGTTGGTAGTAATCATACCACCTTCACCAGTAGTCATAACTTTGGTTGGAAAAAAAGAAAAGGTTCCAATATCTCCAATAGTTCCTGCTTTCAAATTTCCTTTAGATGAAAAATGTGCGTGAGCCGCGTCTTCTATCAATGGAACTCGGTTTTTCTTACAAACATTTAATATTTTTTTTATGTCGTGACTTATAATACCTCCGATATGAACAATAATTACTGCTCCGACTTCAGGTGTTAATTTGTCTTGTAAATCTTTCAAATCGATAGAAAAAGAATTAGGTTCCATATCCAGTAATTCTATTATCCCTCCAGCGTTTGAAACCGCAACACTAGTTGCAAAAAAAGTATTTGATGGAATTAAAACTTTTTTTCCTTTTACATCTATAGCTTTGAGAGCGAGTTCGATTGCGGTAGTACCATTAGAACATGCCAAAGCAAATTTCGAATCACTCATTTTGGCGAATCTATCTTCGAACTCTTTGGTATATTTCGATTCACCTAAAGGTCTATCAGAAGATAAAATATCCCAAGAACCTTTCAAAAATTTTAATTTTGATTTGATTCCGAATTTCAATCTAAAAATTGGAATATTGAATTTTTTCATATTAAATAGTTTTTTTAATTTTTGATGGTACACCGGCAACCATTACATTCGGTGGTACATTGTCAATTACTACTGAACCAGCGGCGACAACAGAATTATCACCAACTTCAATTTTAGGAATAATGGTACTGCCAGCACTTATAAAACAATTTTCACCAATTTTAACATAGCCACATATTGTGGTATTTGGTGAAATCTGAGAAAAATCCCCAACATAACAATCGTGTTCTATAATTGAAGAAGTATTAATTATAGTACAATTCCCTATAACAGCATCGATGTGAACAACGGCTTTGGGACATATTAAATTTCCATGCCCAATTCTTTTTGTTTCAACAACTGCGGTCGGGTGAATACAATTAAGAGGTTCTTTCTTTGTATAATCTTTAATCAATCTATAATGTTCTTTTCTCATTTCATTATCTCCAGTCGCAATGAAATAATCCACATTTGGAATATTGATGTGGTCTAAAGATTTTTCAACTGTGGTGTATAATCTATTAGTTTGAATTTCATCCGCATAACATTCTACATAATACAAATTATGATGAGGGTGAGTCATCTTGAATATGTTGGTAGCGATTTTTGCACCTGCCGACCCTCCAATTATTAATATTGATTTAGAAACACTCATATGATTTCGATAGGTAAATCTTCATGAAACATTCCCCAATTATCGGGGTTTGTACTTTCAGTGAAATTTTTAATTATGGATTTTTGATCTGACATTGGAGGTACTGATTCGTCTTCATCTCTCTCGGCATTTTTACCGTGGTTAAGATGAAAAATGTAATGATCCAAAACTTTTATTTCGGAATAAAAAGATGCCTTTTTCATAACATTCGTATCTATACCGCATCCAAATAATACTGATTCCTCAAACCCTTTCATTTTGAACCAAGTATCTTTATGACCGATTTGATAGTCCCCACAACAATTAATAAGTGACCACTCATCATCACTACTACTTATTCGTTCTTTTGCTGTAAACGAATCTTTATTTGATATTAAATGTGAATAGAGGGATTCATAATCGTTGAAGGATAAATGAAAAGATTCTTCAACATCTCTTCGAGGTACTGTATAAAATGAACCAATATCCAATTTACTAAAATCTAATGGAGTTGATATAATATCAATATTTGTGGAAATTATGATTTCGTTTTCGGTTCTTCTAATTCCAACATTTCTCCCAATAGATTCTATCATAGAATAATCTGCGATGGAAGGATAATTGGATTTTAATAAATTTTTTGGAACCTGTATCCATTTCAATTTTTTTGAATGAGGTAAGTTTTTTTTAATGTTTGAAATAACTCCTTCACCATTAATAGTTTTCCAATCCACAAAGACAACTTCATCATGATGTTCAATTAATGATGTTAATGCCATTGTGGTTCTTTTATGAAGGTTACCTCCATAATTGTCGTTTCTAGATGATAGTATGACAGAGGTTTTCATCAATTTTTTTTATATAACTTATCACAAAAGATTTTACCGTTTACCGAACTTCTATGATGTTCACTATCTCTGACATGCGTAAACCCTTTTGATATAATTGCGTCATTTACTTTTTTATCGAATTCAGAACCTAAATCTGTTACTTCGATGATAATATATTCGAAACTTTTGAGGTTATCCCCAATTCCCTCTAATACTTGTAATTCAGCACCTTCGGTATCAATATTCAATAAATCATAATCAGAGAAGTTCAAACTTTCTCTTTCGAACAAAGTATTAATAGTAATTGTTTTGGTTTTCAACACATCACCAGATTGCTCAATCAAGGAACTTGAATCTTGATTTGATGAGGGACAATAAAGATTCATTTCTAAATCATCTTCATTCCACGCAGCAAGGTTGAAAATCTTTTGACCAAATTGTTCGATTTCATTTTTGAATCTCTCATATGAATTAGGATTCGCCTCTAAAAATACAGAATTATTACCACAATAATGTGCGTATTGTTTCGCCTCCCAAGCATCCCAAGCTCCTATGTGTAAAACCCCTTTAGGATACCAATTTAGATTAAAAAATAATCCTTTATTGTTTCCAAATTGACCCTGTCCAACTGGATTAGGGTCTTTGTCCCAAAATGCTCCGAACAAACTCATTTTATTTTCTTTTTAATATTATTTCTTCAGTATAATGCCCAACGTTGGTTATTGAAATTAATTCCCACTCAACTAAATTGTCTAATAACCATTCTTTACTAAAAAAAGTTACTTTTATGATAGACTTAGGATCCCAATGGTCGAAATCTGTGTCAATATAATTGTCGTGATTTGTATCATTTATACTTTGATTTATCATCCCATCGTACATTGTAAAAATACAACCACTATTGGCAATTTGTGCCAAATTTGAAAATACTGCTGACTTGAATTGCGCTGGGATATGAGGTAAAACCGCATTGGTAAACATATAGTCAAATTTGATTGGAAACTTATCTTCAAAACTTTCAGTCAAATCTGACTGAATAAATCTTAAGTTGTCTGTTTCATGTTTCTTAGCGTAATTGATTCTATTGTCAGATAAATCTATTCCATAAGTGTTTTTGAATTCACCTGATAATATCCGAGTAAAATATCCAAACGCACATCCCACATCTAAACAATTTTTTTCCTTCAAATTTGTGACGTTATTTTTAATTCTTGGTATTAAATTTTCCGTCATCCAATTAACATCTCTTTCAGGATATCCGGTTTCATGACCTGGAGTTCCCTGAGGATTAATTAAGCTTTCGTTTTCGAAATATTCTTTCAAATGGGATTTAATATTTTCTATCATTTTAATTGTATTTTACATATTCTTTTACCTCTCGTATTTCAGAATCGGTAATTAGGTTTATTTTATTTTTTAGTCTGAATCTTTCATCGTTAGTGAAATATACTTTCCTTGCGAGTTCTATGAAATCAGATTCAAATGATTTTTTAGTTTCTAATATTCTTAATTCATCTTCAACATCCCAAAGTTTTTGATTCACTTCACATAGTTGATGATATAAGGTTTCGATTTCATTCGAATCCAAATATACTGAGGATAAATTATATAATAGTTCGAATTCTTTATTAACTAATGTTAATTTTTCTTCATTACTTATTTTATTTTTTTTCACTTGTAGGATTGATAATTTATCAATTAATTCTCCGACACTAACTGGTATGTAAATCATTTTATGTATGTTAAATCTTTATCGAACATGTGTTCTACCTGATGGAAACTGGGTGGATTATGTCTGGAATATACTGTCACATTTTTCAAACCTAATTTATTGATAATATATAATATTGAGGTTTCGACAGTGTAGATATGTTTAGCCTTTAATAACAAACCAATCCAATCAAAAAGGTTATCCCATCCAAGATAAGTCATCTCAATTGAATTTTCATATTGCCCCATATGTGGACATGGTTTTGAATATGGTGGAGAACCGAACATTCTATTTACTAATACAAATTCTCTATTATTTGCGTCAAAATGGTCAATTAACTTTTGTTCTCTCTCTAAGTTTCTTTCAAAGGAAAAGTGTTCTATCCAATCTTCAAAATCCAATTCCAATAATTTGTACTTGGCATGCATAATAGGACCATTGTAATGTCTATCAAAATGTTGAATTGGTAGATAAACATCATCTAAGTTAATAAGAATTGGTTTAGAATATCCCTCCCTATATATGTTTTTATGTTGGAAATCTTCGTTTTCATTAACAAAGATTAAATTATCAACTTTGATATAATCCTTTATGAATTCAAATTGTGGGATTACCGGCCATATAACAGTATAACCTTTAGATATGTAATATTTGGCAATTTTTTGAGTAAAAAAAATATCACCAATTCCTGCCGGTTGTCGTATTAAACAAATTTTAGACATATTCAATTAAATAGTTTTCAAAAATCCAATCGTCCAAAACACTATACTTCTGAACTCTTTCATAATTGTCTTTAATAGCGTCCATTTTTGATTGATATAATTCTTCTGTGAGTAATGATAAGTCAAAATTACCATCAAAGAATATTATTCCATCTGGGTTGAAATACTCAACAACCTTTTTAGTACCCATATAAACTGGTATAGTTCCTGTTGCAAAACAATCTAATATTTTTTCTGTGAAATAAGTATCATATGTGTCATTCTCGACTGCGAATGAAAACATATAATCTTTCAATCCTATTTCTTTGTTTGGTATTTCTTGGATACCCCTACCAAATACATCAATCTTATCAATGTTATTCATGGCAAAGTCATGTCTTATTTCATGTTGACGAGTCCATCTCTTATTGGATGTAATCATTGACGCCATCTTTGTTTTTGGATGTATACCAAATTCTTTAATATAACTTCCATACGCTGGTGTCCACTTAAATTTTGGATGTAACGCAAGTAAATCATCGTTGTGAGTCCAAATTTGTTCAAATGTATTAAGAACATCATCCAAGTTCGATTTTATGTTATCGATTGCCCCACCATCAAACTTTCTCGATTCAATAACCCAAAGAAATTTTTTCTTGGTACCATTATCTACTTTGTGGTCTTCGATACCTTTGAATAAGTCATTATCCAAATAAACTGAGATTGGGTTATCATAACTATTGAAAGACCATTCAATTAATTGTGGAGCTTTGTTTGCGGTAGATCCTTTGTCATGGGCAAAGTTTCTTGATAACATATTTAATTTAACCATCCGTCTTCGTATTTTACTTCAATTACTGTCCAATATGATTCATAAATATCTTTATAATTTCTAGGTCCTCTCGGACCGAACCAAATTGATGGAGCAACTATTTTTTTATTTGGATTTTTATTCAAGAAGCTACCCCACCAAGAAAAAGTGGAATTTACAATAATGTTATTTTTACATAAAGACATCAACCACATTTCTCTGTAATCCTCATCTTCAACATAAGTCACATTTTCAAATTTAAGATTTTCTTTCACCCAATCCTTATCATCACTAAATACAAAAACATGAGAATATTCACCAATTTCTTTCAACGCATTCTCAATATATTTTTCAGTTGCGATAGGGTGGATGTCAGGGTTCATAAAGCAATCACCTCTTCGGATGTGAACCGACAAGGTGTTTTCTTGTTTTAATTCTGGATGTTTTTCCAACATTTCAGTTACAAATTCTTCAGTTGGAGAGAAAATATTTCTAATTCGGTCATCGTGTCCAAAAAAGTTTTTAGAACTTTGAAAGTATCCATCAAATACTGTGTCATGATTTTTAACGAACACTTCACTAAACTCCCAAGGTCCTTCCATTACTTTTTCGAATCCATCTATATTGTCAACGAATTTCAAATTACGAAAAATATTATTAAGGTAGTTTTCGGTTTGTCTACCTTGCATCGGAGTCCAAGATCTAGGTACAAAAACTACTTCTCGATTATGTGTAATTCCTTGGGCGATAGCATGTGCCGCTTGGAAAATTTGATTTCCCAATCCACCCATCAAATTACATGATATTAAATTACTCATCTAATTAATTTATTTAATTTTGGTTTATTACGTATTATGTTTGAACATCTTTCTTGTTCTCGATGCCCCCCTCCAGTTGCACTTCCTGGTTTGTGGTCATTATATGGAGATTGTTCATTATAAACGTAATATAGTTTAGGCAAAAATCTATAATTTTCTTCTCCTGCCAATTCTAAAAGTGAAAAGGTATATGCGACATCAGCTGCTGACTTGAAATATTCTCCATTATCATCTTTAAGATAATTTTTTGGAATTGACTTCCATAAAAAAGTTTTCCAAGTCCTCAAATGAGAAAATAAAAAAACGTCTTTACGAACTGTATCCGGATTACATTTACTTGAAAAACCTGGATTACCATTGGAATACATAAAAGACCCATTAGTCAACCAAACTTTACCATCTGAATAAATGTTACGAATGTCAGAAACGACATCGGAGTCCAATAAAAAATCATCACCATCTAATTCAATCACAATATCATCATCGTCAAATGTTGTAATTAAATCATCTAAGTTTTTTAGTTTGAATTTTTTCTCTGAATTAATCATTAAATTGAATCTATTATCATTATCAATTAATGTTTTGGTTATTTCAACAGTATTATCTGTAGACACATCATCAATAATATATACTTTGAAATCAACATCTTTTTGGGATTTCAAAGTTCTAATACAATTTTTTATATATTTTTCTGCATTCCAAACGCAAACTACGAATTTTATCATTGTAGATTAATTACGAACCCTTCTGGGGTTGTTCCTGGTTTATAAAATTTCAATCTATTATTATATTGTCCACTTAAATCTGACAATTGTTTAATAACTGGATCAATTTCGATTACGTTTACATAATACCCTTCTTCCAATAAGTCCAAACATAATTTGAATTGTTGTGACTCTTCTAATATATCAGTTCCTCTTTTATATGTTACGTAATTCATAACAAATGGTATCGTTTTGTCAGGATTTTGTTTGATGAAAAAATTCTTGATAAACTCAGCGTGTTCTTTATTAAACTCATCCACTGTAAGTGGTAGATTCAACTTCAATCCAAGTTCGTTGGCATAATGACCCAAAGCTCTATTATCTCTTGGTAAACATGGTCCTCCAAATCCAAATCCATATTTCATGTATTTTTTCCCCACACGGGTATCACCACCTATAGCATTCAAAACAACATCGATTTCACTACCTAAATTTGATTTTGTTAAAATATCTCCCATCATGTTAGCATAACTAATTTTGGTAGTCAAAAAACAATTTATACCGATTTTAGTAATTTCCGCAGCTTTAGGGGACATTATGTGGGCATGTACCGGAGTGGTTTGTATTTTATTGTATATCTGAACTAATTCATTCGCCAATTCCTGATACTCAGTTCCAATCAAAACTATATCTGATTGTTCAAGACCTTTAACAATTTCTCCTTGAGCGATGAATTCAGGGTTATATGCCACTTGAATACTAAACATTGAAAGTTTATTTTGGAGTTGTTCAACGTCACCAGGATTTGTGGTACAACCAACAATAAATTTTTTGTTAAAAATAGAAATTTCCATCTTTGATGCCGTGAAAAAATCATTTGCCACTTCGAAAACCGCAGAGGTGTCATAACTTCCGTCAGTTGTGGATGGAGTTGCCACAAAGGTAAATATAATATCTGTGTTTTCAATTATTTCGATGTTACTTGTTGTAGCACTGAAATTGTTAACTTCAAATAACATTTTTTGAATCAATGGTTCGTTTGTATCACAAATCCCATGATTCAAGTTATAGACATAATCTTCACGTTTATCTGATACTATAACTTCATATCCCGCTTTTTCACATAGTAGAGCAAATGTAAGACCTAATCTTCCAGCTCCTATGATACCTATTTTCATATAATTTCGTTTTCTTTCAAATCAAAAATTGGTATGGAAACCATTTTATGTTTATTTTTTTTGTTAAAGTTTAGAAAAGTTTCAATAATTTTGTATTCTTTCTCACTATAATTTTGTTTACTAATACCTTTTTCCATTGCCCATTCTAGTTCCTCATACGTAGCCCCAATTTGGTCTTCATCTATTCTATTATCTTCCCACAATCCATCAGTAGGTTCTGCGTTAATAATTTCCTCAATTACACCCAAATGACGACCTAAATTTCTAACTTCTGTTTTATATAAATCTGCTATTGGTGAAATATCAACACCACCATCACCATACTTAGTGTAAAATCCAACTCCAAAATCTTCTACCTTATTTCCAGTTCCTACAACAATACCATTTCTTGACGATGCGATTTGATATAAAGTTATCATACGTAATCTTGACTTGGTATTTGCGAATCCCAATTCGGAGTTGAATTCTTTTTCAAAAAGTGTATTTGATTTGAATTCCTGAAAAGTTTTGGACAAATCGATAGTATAACCATTTACGTTATTATATTTTGATTTCAAAAAGTCAATTTGTTTGTTCGACAATTCCGTGTTACACTCAGCCGAGTTTAATGGCATACCAATTACTAAAGTTGGTAATCCTGTTTCAGCACACAAAGTTGAAACAACCGCCGAATCGATACCACCTGAAACCCCTACAACTAAAGTTGTAATTTTGTTTTTTACTGTGTAAGATAGAATCCATTCTTTGATTTTATCTGACAGATTTTCATAGTCAATAATTCTATTCATTATAATATTTTTTTATACTCCTCTTTTATTTGTGACGTAACATTAGACGCATAATATTTTTCAATATCGGATGGAGGATTGAATTTTTCTTTAGACAAAATAAATCCACCTGAATCTACTTTGTATATCCAACTTGGTTTTCCACACATCCATCCTTCGATTGTCGTACGCCCTAATTGAATACCCGCTGTTTCGGAACATTTTTGAACATAAGGTTCAACATTCCATGTAGGAGAAAAATGTTTTACATGTGAATTTGTTAATATCGCAGGTAAGTAATTTGATTTGTCTTCTCCGACTATCCAAAGTTCTTTTCCTATTTCCGCAGTATAGTCAATTAAATCCATTATTGCCTCTTTTCTTAGATAATCTATGGTTCCAACAAATAGTATATAGTTTTCTTCTTTAATTGATTTTGATTTGAACTTTTCATTATCTATAGGGTTATAGATAACTTCAATCAAATTTTCATCTATTTCGAATTTATTTATAATATAATCTTTTATCTCAGGTCTTATTGCAATATATTTTTTAATTGATTCGTGTTTTATTGGGTCTTCCAATTCAATTACTTCAGAATGGATTGAATATATTTTATCTATTTCAGGATAAAACTGTATCATTCTTTCTGCAACTGGTTTATGTTGCATGTGTATTACATCAAAGTTTACTTCTCCAACACGATACATGACATTTGGTTGAGATGGTTGAAATCCATTTTCAGTAGTAAATCCCCACTTACCATCTCCTAATTTGAATCCTGGAGATTGTTCAAATGGTAAACATTTAATCCCTTGTTTTTTTGCCAAGTCGGTCAGTGGTCCTCCGATTTGCGATACAACTGTAACATCACAATTTTGTTTAATTAAGTTTTTTGCCAATTCATAAACATATAATTCCGAACCTGTGAATGTTCTGAAAAAAAGACAACTAATTAATACTTTGATTTTTTTGTTTGAATCGAAGGGTAATTTAATAGGAAGATGAGATTTGTATTTTTCAACGAATAATTTTCGGTTATCTTCCCATTGTTGATTAGTTTGACCAATCGATTTATGAGTCATTCTAATGTTTGTAATGACACCTACTTTAACCCCTTCCAAATGATTCTCTAAACAAAAAGGGATATCATAGAAATGGAACCCCTTAAAATCTTCATTAAATTGTTTTTTAATTCTATTCTTATGAACTGCGATAAATAATCCATCTACAACTACAGTTTCATGTACAGTATTACCTACTGCGTCAGCATACTTTGATTCCCACTTTTTTCCATCTTTTTCATGGTTGACAATTCCAACCATCTTTTTTCGATTTTCCCACCACATTCCAGTATCAGGCATAATTGTAGTACCCGCCATTCCGATAATACCAAAATCAGTTTTCTCGAAATGTTTAAGAAGTTTAGGATACCAAGCGGGTGTATCAAAATATATGTCATCATGGCAAAGTAAAACTATATCAGTTTTTGCCTCTGATAATATTTCATTATAAACTTGAGATAGGGATTTTCCACCGTTATTAACTTTTTCAATAACTTCAAGTTTTTTGAATCCTGAACTTTTTTTAAGATACTCAATAAACTCAGGTTTACTTTCTCTTGTTGAATAACCTACTGTAATCATAATCCTGTACTTCCAAAACCATTACTACCTCTATCTTTATCATCAACTTTATTAGTTAATTCGAATGAAACATATCTTCCGCACATCACAGGACACAAAACCGCTTGAGCAATTTTCATTCCTTTTGAGATTGTAACAGTTTCATTATTAGTGTTAAACAAAATAACTTTAATCTCACCAACGTATCCTGAATCAACTGTGCCAGGAGTATTTAATACGGTTATCCCTTGATTGAGAGCTAATCCACTTTTAGGTCTTATTTGTATTTCATATTCTTCAGGAATAGACAATACTAAACCAGTTGGTACTAAAGCTCTTCCGAATGGGGGGATGTTAATTTCTATTGTTGAACGTAAATCAAATCCAGAATCTGAAGGATAAGCATATGATGGTATTTTTGCGTCATCATGAACTAGTTGGACACCAATCGATTTGGTCTTCAACATTTCCATATGACTTTTATTCATTTCATCAACTGACATTCCCAATAAATCCTCCAATTCTTTAATATAATTTTCTTCAGGTTCAACTCCTGTATCTTCTTTTATTTGATTGAATGTTTCTTGAATTTGTTTCCAAATATCTTGGTCGAAATTATTATTTGATTTTTCCATTATACTAAACTTGTAATTTTTTTTATGACATCAATTAATACTAATACATCTTTTTCACAGTATTCTACAATACCTTTGATGTCTTTATTTGTCCAATATGCTTCGTGTACTTTATTTCCAGTAACCTCCATATTTTTTGAAGATTCAACTCCCATAGAAACACACATCAATTCCAAAGACGCAATTGTTCCGTAGCCACCATATTGCCACAATTCTTTTGTATCTAACGCCTTAATCTCCCATGGTTTTGTTTCATGGCCAGGTAATATTTTTGGAGGTAACAAACCGTTGATAATCATTCGTTTTGCTAACATTGGAATATCAAATCCCTTGACGTTATGCCCACACAAGAAAAATCCTAATTCACCAACTCTTCGTAATAGTTTTTGAACATCTTGTAACAAATCTTTTTCATTTTCGTTACTGAATGATTGTACCTTTGTTTCACCCTTATCGGTTACAAAGGCAACACTCACACAAGCAATTCTAGCAAACTCAGGAACTAATGCCGCTCTATTAACAAACATTTGCCCAACTGGTTTATCAGCATCCTCAGGGAATCTTTTTTGAAACCAATCAAAATAATTTTCGAATACAAAAGAAAGTTCAAGATTGGATTTTTCTAAAGATTCCCAATCAGGTTGTATTCCTACGGTTTCAATATCAATAAAAAGTAATTTTTCTAATGGAATGTTAATCATGATTTATTAGCGATATCTATATAAAATTGTCTTCTATCATTTGTAACATTCTTCAAGTCATACTTGTCTTTAACTGTTTCATATAACCTTTCACCCATATCTTTAATAAGATTTGGATTTTTAACTAATTTCTCGATGAACTTAGCCCAGTCTGCGTGGTTTCTTGATTCGTTAACTAAAATTGCATTTCCGTCAACAAAATTTCCATTGTCTAAACAATGTTTCAAATCGATAGTATAAGGACCAATGTTAGATGCGATGATTGCCTTTTTATAGAAACCAGCCTCAATTACCTTCAACTGAGATTTCATTCTATTAAACATTGTGTTTTTAATTGGAGATAAAGAAATATCAAACTTGGAGTAATTTTTAGCATAACCTGTGACAGGTTTTGTCCATACTCTGAGATATGATTCATCTTTACCCTCAGTATACTCTTCTTGAGAGTATTTTAATAGATGATTTTTGTAACCTTCAGAAACTATTTTATAGTTTTGGGTGAATATCTTTTCATATTGTGCCCATACGGTTTCTGCCGGTAGAATATTCCTTTTGGTTTGTTCACCTGTTTGAGCATTTATTTCAGTTACGGAACCTCTTGTATCAAATCCACACAATACATATTGTACTTTATCTTTGAGGGGTAAGATTTTTGAAAATCCTGAATCAAGTAATTGAAGATCGTGTAGGTGGGATGAACCACCTAGCCAACCAACTCTTACTTTATCTGATTCTTCAGTTTTTTCTTTGAACTGAGACTCATTTGGATTGATTGCGTTAGGGAATACAATAACATTTTTATTGTACTTACGAATTTCATCCGCAAATATTTCGGTTGTTGTTGTAACAAATTTGGCAACTTTAAGATTCTCAACAATCTTTTCATTGATTTTGTTAACCCGAATAATATCGTGAATTGGATGTTCTTTACCTGGCATCCAATAATCATCAATGTCGCAAACGGTGACAACACCTAACGAATTTAACATTTGAATTAATCTGTGGGCCCTGTCAAAATCAGGTCCAATACTTCTGTGGAACGCAACTATTTGATATTGAGTCCAAAAATTAATATCATCATATGGGGGTTGATAGACAATATCGACGTGAAATTCATCAGAATATTGATTTTGAAGAAAAACGTGGGGGTCTACTGATCTAAATTTCCCGACTCCACTTGCGTCACTAGGGATTACAACAACATTAATTTTTTGTTTCATATTTTTTAATTATATTTTGAATTGTGGTTTTTTCGTCAAAATTTGATTCCCATACCACTTCCAAATTATAATTATATTTTATAATGTTGTCAATTCTAATTTTATCCTCACTCCATATTTGAAATGATGTCTTTTTTTTATGAGGATGTATATAATCGGGATTATATTTGTTTGGATTACAATGCCAATAGTCACCATTATATTCAATAATTAAATTAAATTTAGGTAAATAAATGTCACAAACATATTCGTTGACTCTATAAGTCCGAATAACTTCAAGTCCAATACCTTTAATAATTTCTTCAATTCGTTTTTCAGGTTTTGAAGATGAACTATATTTTCTTGGGTTATCTGATAAGGTTTTACTTAATTTATTGAGAGTTTCTTTCGTATGTTTTTTTCCATAAAATGGGTTTCCTTCTCCTGATTGTAATTTTGATGTGCATGGCTTACAAGGAGTATTATTATTAACTTTTCTGTAATGATTTCTACATGCAATTGCCTTATCGATAGATTTAGTTTCAATTTCCTTGTTACAAATCGGGCACATCCGGTTGACAACAAAATAATTTTTAGATTTTATGATATTGAGGGATGTACATCTATTTCTTTTTCTAACAATATCTTCGTCGTTGAGAATTTTTAATATTGTTCTTTTAGAAACCCCTATTTTTTTTTCAATTGTTGTCGATCCAAAACCTTTCAAGTATTGTTCTATTATTTTTTTTTTAGTTTTTTCATCCATATAAATAAATATCCCGCTCTGTCAAATGGATACTTTTTCTCATAAAAAAACCCACATTTTATTGTGGGTCTAATTAGTTAAGATAACTTTTTAATCTTTGTTACTTTACCTTCAAATATGTGTTTACCAACTTTGAAACTGAATAACTCATTCGTTTTGTCGGTCGATTCTACTAACAATCCATTTTCTTTTAATGCGTCGTTAACTGCTTCATTAATCATTTTCTGTAAAACCTTGTAGTCAATGTTTCCTGTAGGTTGAGATGATTGTACCTGTGACTGTTGTTTCGGTTTTGCGGATTCAGGAATATATCCACTTGGATTTTCTTTCATTAATCTTGAAGCTCTTTCAATTAAATCATTAGAAAGTGTTGCGGTTTGTTGTTGTTGTGGTTGTGAAATTGGGTGTTCCATCATAAGTTTTTTAATCTCATCAGGAAGTCTTGAATTTTTGATAGCATCTATTGTAGGAACTCCAACCGGCTTTGTGTTTTCAACAGGTAAAGATGATAAATAAGGTTGACTCATTTGTTGAGATGGTTGTTCCTGAAGGTATTCTTGAGGAATATTGTATTTTGCTTGTGGTATATTGAATGACTCTACCATATTTGATGGAGAATTCATCTCTCTATTATCGATTCTTTTAATACCATCGGTCTTATCCATGATGGCTTTAGAAATCATAAGTTTTTGCATTAATTGGTCCATAATTAGAATTTTGCTATAATAATAATCGAAGTCATACTTTTGTCACCATTTGGATTGAAATTTGGTCTCATTTCTGCGAAATTTTCTCCACTTGGTTTCAGGGATAGTAATTTATCTAATCTAAAAAGTCTCCACCCTGGTAAAGGTTGTTCTCCTTTGTAGGCTGTGTGAGATGAACCTTCTTCATCCCACGCTCGTAATACTTTATTTCCTGCTTTACTTGTACCTAAACACACAGGTTCAATTTGTCTGAGTCCTCTACCACCTGGCTCATCACCATCATAATAGATAATCACTTTCTGTTTGTTTTTAATGGCGTTAACAACGCTATCGACAGAAGCGATTTCACAAATTAAACCTTTAAGTGTTTCTTGTAATTTCATTAAAAGTTAGGGTAAGTTTTTGATGAATTGAATTTATTTATTTTTATTTCATTTTTTCGTTCAACAACGTCAGTAATTGTTCCTGCATTTACGTTGTAGACATCCAAGAATGTGCCAGTACCTCTACCCATAGAATCACCATCAGCGATAGCATCTCTGTTAACGACAGAATATTCGTTACCAACTGCGTTAAAATCATTTTTAGGTATTAGTTTTGCTCTTTCTACATCACCAATTGCTGTCAATGCATTTGGGATATCTTGAGATAAATCGATTGCGAGTTCGTTTCCCATAATTATAATTGTTTCATTATTTCGTTTATTCTTTTAAGACTTTCAGTTACTGCTGAGTCATGTTTGTTGAATGTGTTATCGTGTTTTTGTGAGGGTCTCACATTGGTAAAATCTTTTTCGTGAGGTTTGATAAATTGATTCTGCATTCCAGCATCCATTTTATTTGTTTTGGTCATTTTGGTATAGTCCCTCATTTTCCTTAACTCATTGTTAACCCAATTTTTCATTTCAACACCACCATTCAAAATGAATGACGGTTCTTTATGATTTCCGATAAAATTGTCAAAAAAGTTTTTTATTCTTTTTAATTGTTTGTACTCTATAAAATTTTTATCTTGTAATTCTTGATTACGGTTATACCCTTCAGTATTTTCATCAGCATTTTTTACCATGTGGAAACATTTTTTCATATGGTTCCTCATGGTTGATGGAAATTCAATTTCACCTTTGGACGAATTATATAAATCCTTATTCACCTTGAATTATTTTTATTAAATCTTTTTTAGAAAACCCGTGTTTTTCTGCTTGTTTAATTAATGACTGAAGATTTTTTTTCAAAACTGGAGATAAAGTTTCAGTTTCTTTTTTTCCAACATCTGCTGAACCTGAATCTTTTTTCTTCGCCAACATATCTTCCACAACTTTGATTGCTTTTTGTTTTTGGATTTCGGAAAGAGTTGCTCTTGTTATAAAATTTGGATCGTCAGAATATTCTGACTTTTCATCTTTTTTACACGTCCAATCTTTACCTTGTTGTGATACTCGTTCTTTGGCATCATCTTTTTCCATTCCTAATTCTTCTACAAAATATTTGTAAGTTTCACATCCATCCATATCTTTGGTTTCCTCATAACCAAATGCTCCTGACATATCGATTTCTTTTACTTCGCTTTCACCATAGTAAGTTCTATAACCACGAGAGATTGGGTCATTAGTAATTCTAGATGCCGCTACTGTTTGGTCCATAGTTTTTCTTGGATGTAATCTTGGATCTAAAATTGGAATTTTAGAATTTGACATACTTCCATCAGAATTAACCAATTCCTCTAAATCAGTTTTCAAAGTTTTTGTGTTTTTGATTTTTTTCTCTTTGGCAATTTTTTTCAAATGTTTTTTCACCTTTTCTCCCTTTTCTTTAGAGAAGTGAATGACCTCATCTTTTTTACGTGCTTCGGTCAAAGTATTCTCAACGGAGAAATATAAGGAATACTTATCTCCCTTATCTCTCATAAGGAAATAATAAGGTGATGAAAAAAATTCAGTATCTACAGGAATCATATCGCAGTTTTTATCTATAAATACTATGACATAAGGTATTTATCATTAGTTTATGGCATATCAAAATATTAATCAGTACAATTTTAGACGTTGGGGGATTAGACCTGTCAATGAAATTACCGATATCTGTTTGGCTTCAGACGAGAAGGACTATGACCAAGAGGTAATTTTTTCACCATTATTAATAGGTGAAGATGATGGAAATAGAATGCCATTCAAATTCGATTTCAATAGTACTGGCACTACGATATGTCAATCAGGTTCCTGTACTTTTGATAATGACGTAATTGTTTCTGAAAATTATTGGAACCCTGAAGACATTGACCCTAACTTTTGTCCAAAAGTAACTGACTTATGTGACGTAGGTTTGACTGGTATTGATAATGGTTTGGTTAAAAAAATGTCAGGAGAGACAATACAAATCACAAAAGGACTTTACACAAACAATACAGACAAATATAGTAGATACAAATACGATAGGAGAATGAAACTTCATCCTATCACTGGATTTACAACAACACAAAATAGATTGTGGAATGATAACTCGTATAGTTACGATTTGAATTACGCAACTGATGGTGGTGCTGTTGGGTATTTTGCCCGATTAGATGGAGGATTTTTTCAAGGGTTCTACAAAATCCCTGGTTATAACTATCAAATTTTTCCACAAAGAGTTCCATTAGGATGGACTGCCGAGTTCATGTTAAGATACCGATGGACAGGAGATACAAGTGTCGGACTTAACAATCGATATCCTAATAATAAAGGTACATTCTTTTATATGGGTTCTCGGGCGGAAAACAAATTCTATCATTATGCTGATGGAGAACCAAAACAAGATTCAGGATATACAAGAGTAACTTCAGGGTTGACTTGTATGCATACTTGTGGATGTGCTAGTTCTGCGAATACCTCTTCTGATTGTCTTGAAGTGTATCAGATTTCAGGTGGGACATCAAAAAATTGTTCGTGTGGATGTAGTTGTGATTGCCAAGTCAACGCACAATATCCTGAAAAAGACCCATTATATGATGGTGTGTCAAATGGATTATCAATAAGGTTGAGTGGAGATACAGGTAACCCAAGAGTTTGTATCAAGACATATAGAATTACTGGCGGTTGTGAAACAAGTGGTACTTGTTTGACAGGACTAACATATGCCACAGGAACCTCTGTAACTGAATGGTGTTCAACAAGAGGTATTTTTGATGAATGTAAAAATACGACTTATATCAATGTAGAACATTGGGTTCAAATTGACGCAGTATTCCAAAGAAATCAGTGGTTGGACACATGTGACCTTTATGAGAAGGGAGGACTTGGTCTTCTTGTTGATACAATTTATACCGCAACACCAGCAAACAACAGCGTTAGTTTAATTGAGCCTCCACTGACTCATGAATTACCTTACGATCCGGCAACAACTGAAATTGTAACTTTTAATGATAATTGGACTGAAGAGAAAAAATATAGATTAGGCACTCTAAAAATATTCGTAAACGGCAAGTTGTTTATGGTTGCCGAAAACTTTGAAGAAATTATTCCAAGATTATTAGATGTTCAAAAAGAAAAACAAATTGGTGTTGGATATAATATTTCAATTGGTGGAGGAACTCAGGGACTTAAAGATAATTTAACATTCTCTGGTGGATGCCCTGAAACAATAAGCGAAATAACTTACCAACAAGATCCCGAATGTTTAACTACTCATGATTTAGATAACACAATATATTCAGGATTAACCACACATATTAAGCTAGAAGAATATTTTGGGGGTAGTTTGATTGGAGATGTTAGTGCATTTAGGATGTATGTTGAACCACTGAATGCTTCTCAGGTCAAACATAATTTTAGAATTCTAAAAAATAGATATACATTATTAAATCCTGAATGTCCTGATTGTACGATTATTATTCCGAGTGACGATTTAGAATATCTTCCATTACCATGTAATGATTTGGAATTACTTCCATTGCCATGTGATGACTTGGAGTATGATTTGATTCCTTGTCCTACGGTTACGCCGACAACAACACCAACTAACACTCCTACACCTAGTGTAACCGTAACAGAGACAGGAACTCCAACTCCTACACCAACTAATACTGAAACACCAACAAATACACCTACAAATACACCAACGGAAACACCTACTAATACGCCAACAAACACTCAAACAATAACACCAACAAATACGGTGACACCTACAAACACACCAACACAAACAAATACGGAAACTCCTACTAATACTCCGTCTGAAACACCTACAAATACACCAACTCAAACCGTAACACCAAGTCCTACCTCTACTTTTGGGTTAACTCCAACAAATACACCAACTGTAACTCAAACTCCTACGTCAACATTACCAGATGGTAATTTCTTACTGCAGGAAGATTATTTCACGATTTTACAAGAGGATGGATTTGAAATTGTGATTGAGTTTCCATTACCAACTCCTACCCCTACAGTAACTCCAACTCCTACTAATACCGAAACACCAACTCCAACTCCGACTAATACCGAAACACCAACACAAACCCCTACAACCACATTAACATCAACTCCGACTCAGACTCCAACAAACACAACAACCACTACTCCGACGCCAACCTCAACACCTGCAGTTCCCGTAACCACTAATCTTGTATTGTATTTTGACCCAAGTAATCCATCAAGTTACCCTGGTACTGGAACAACAATTAATGATTTATCAGGTAATGGATTAAATGGTTCAATGTCGGGTATTACATTTACATCACCTTACTTTACATATAATGGAACTTCATCACAAGTTCGTGTTGCGGACAATGCGTTATTAGAGCCGGGAAGTGGGAACTGGACTATGGAAGTATGGGTTAATCAAGCAGTTTTAGGTAATGATGTTGTTCTTGGAAAGTTTGACAATGGAGGTCTGACGATAGATGTAAGTTATAGTATTAGAACAACTAATACAACTTATTACGCTCAATTAGGTTCTGGCAGTGGTACTGGCTCATCATTGTTTGTTAATAGTACAAACTACGTTGGAACGATTGGTACATGGTATCAAATAGTTTATGTGTTTACAAATGTTGCATCTAATACACTTGAAACATTTGTAAATGGTGTAAGTATAGGAAGTGTGGGGCATAATTTGTCAAGTATATTAAACACGGTTAACCCACTTTACATTGGTAGTTACAATGGTGGGGAGTTTGTTCAATGGTTTGATGGAAAAATTGGTATAACTCGTTTATACAACGCGTCACTTACCTCTACCCAAGTTTTACAAAACTTCAATGCTGATAAATCAAAATACGGACTATAAAAACATATTTATAAAATAAAAATAAAATGCCTAATTTACCAATATCCCAATTACCATTAGCAACATCAGGACAACCAGAATCTTGGATGGCTATTGTAAACTATGATGTAGCTCCATCAGGAATAACTAATAAAATATATTTTTCATCATTAACTGAACAATTTTCAGGTTCAACGGGAACAAGTGGAACTTCAGGTTCATCAGGAACTAGCGGAACATCTGGTTCATCAGGAACATCTGGTTCATCAGGAACATCTGGTTCATCAGGAACTAGCGGAACATCTGGTTCATCAGGAACATCAGGCAGTTCTGGAACAAGTGGAATTTCAGGTTCAAGTGGTTCTTCAGGAACATCAGGCAGTTCTGGAACAAGTGGTTCTTCAGGTTCAAGTGGTTCTTCAGGAACATCTGGTAGTTCTGGAACAAGTGGTTCTTCAGGAACATCTGGTAGTTCTGGAACAAGTGGAATTTCAGGTTTATCTGGTACTACAGGTAGTTGGACGGTGACTCCAGGAACCAACAACTACAGTTTTACAGTTGATAGTAGTAATACGTATAACTTATGGGTTCAGGGAAATATTCCAAATGGTATAATAGTTTATAATGCTACAGTAAGTGTAAGTAATCTTAATGTACCCGTAATTGGTTATCAGTATGCATGGAATTATACTGGTGGGGGTAGTCCAATATTGTTTACAAGTATACCTGTACAGATTATAGGAACCGCGGGTGCAATATCCACCGCTTCACCAGCAGTAGGTACATCAACAAATACATTTGTATTCGGTATTCAAAATAATACGGCATCAGGTATTACGGTTAATTATGGATATTTGAAAATAAGTTAAAATCAAAATACGGACTATAAAAAATGAGTTTTTGTAATCAATATCGAATAACAAATTATAACAGTGTAGAAGACGGTTATTATAGATTTACAGGATGTACTGGTATTATCAGTGTTTCAAGTATATCTCCATTAGACACTCAATATGTTTGCGCCGACGATTTAGTTAAAGAAAGTTATAGTGGTCCATTAAGTATTGTGAATATGGGATTGTGTCCATCAAATACACCAACTCCAAGTATAACTCCAACAGTTACTCCAACGGTAAGTTTATCGGCAACACCAACAACGCAAACACCCACTCCAACCAACACGGCAACACCTTCAAATACTCCGTCACCAGTTTATGAAAGAAATTTAAGAACAGGTGGATGGTATCAAAATGTTTGTCAATCAGTTAATTCATTCGCAAATCCTGCAAATGTAAAAATATTTACAACAAAACCATTTGATAATTTAGAAGTTGGAGACCATGTATATGGAAACAAAGAATTAACAATTGCGCCAATCGGAGCCAATTTTACAATTTCAGACGGAGCAAAATTTGTTCAGTTAAGTGGTACTTTGGTAATAAACACAGGTATTTGTTAAGATAAAATTCAAGAATTAAAAGTATTTATAATTATGTCATTTTGCGGAGCGTCTATATCAAGTGTAAATTTAAGCGGATTAACCGCAAATGTTACCTTTTATTCTTGTACTGGTAGTACAATTAGTTTAGGTGAACAAACATTTCCATTTACTTATGTCACAGATTATTGGTATGGAACTTATGATTGCTATGTTGCAATATATAATTATACTTATACAATTAATGTACCTTGTCCATCACCAACATACGAATTAATTCCTACAGGTGAATTATTATATGACATAA